CGATAACCGCTTCAGCCGTTCCTGTGATAATATTCCTGCCGCCTATGCTGACTGCGTTTACAGCCGCCGTGATATCCGCCGCAGTCGCCGCGCCGACCTCTTTTGCAGTGTATGTAGGTTTTGTTGCAGCTTTCGCCCAGGCGGATATGTCGGTTGATTTCAGATATTCAGAAAGATCCGCTTTGTGATCGGTTTCGCCAGCATACTTATATTCAGTGCCATTCCACATATACTGCTTAAATGCTGTGTTGTTTTCGTTAGGAACTAAGTATATCACGCCTTCTTCAGCTAATTTTGTACTCGGTAATTCACCGGATAGCAAACATAGACTGTTTGGAACTAACAAAGTATATTTTTCTTCTGATAAATCAAATGTTGAAAGCTCGGTTGCAGTTAAACAAATAGCCGCATTATATTCTGCCTTGCTCGCAAACGGGATATATCCTGACCTCACACGCCTATCTTGTGGTGTGCCTGATGTGTCGCAATAGTATAAACGAACTTCGCAAGTAATATATCCGTTTGGAAATTTGTCTGTCGGCTCTTTTATATTGTTCCATTTGAGATATATGGTTGTATTATAAAAATTTGTAGCACTGTAAACACTTGACGAAAAATTTAGTTCTTTGCACACTACTTTAACAGTAAAAGTGCTCTCGTCGTTGTTAATAGTTGGTTTTGTTAATTCAAACGCCGCATTACTGGTTACTGTTGCAGACGCAGAAGCGCTTGAATACCAATTTGGAATAACAATATAACTTTCGGGGAATTCCGGAACACTTGAGCAATATTTGACCGTATCACAGATAATATCAGATGCTACACTGCCGTAATAATATCCCTGTTTCTTTGATTCCACAGGTATGTATTTATGCAACATCATTTTTGATGCTCCGCTTAAGAACAATGAAGCAGGAGGATAAATGTCCGCGTTAAGCGTTCCGTCTGCTTCTACGCTAAGTCCTTCTCCTATTTTTACTATACCTGCTTCTTGTGCGGTAGCGGGTTGTACCGATATTTTGGTAATTAACATACCCGTGTCTTCGTTCCTTTGATAATCCGCTGTGATGCCGCTTCCGATTTTCACAATACCTGCGTTTGTATTGCTAGCTCCGTAAACATCAATTTGATGCCATTTGTTAATTGTAAGACTATGGCTCAGAAGCAGCGTTAAAAAACCGTCGTCACTCACTGAAAAACCTTGTCCGACTATTACGCCGCCAAGCGTAGTTTGAGTAGCGGGAGGAAATGTACCGCCTTTAACTATTGATAACGTACCGTCTTCGGAAATTTCAAAGTCTCTGCTGATTTTTACAATTCCCGCTTTTGTGGAAGAAGCTATTTCTTCGACACCGCCGTCCGCTGTTACTTTTCCTGGGATATGCAGATTGCCATCATGATCAATTACTAGTGCATCAGCAGCTTTTATTTTTCCGTCTGAAGTGCTAGTTCCACTGCCGATAACAAATAGCGCATCAGTTGTTTTGTTATATTTTCCAAAAGCAACGCAACCATTGGCAGCTTGTACACGTGTGCCAATTGCTACCGAATTATCCCCTGCAGTACAGGCAAGTCCGTGTGCAATTGCATAAGTTCCTGTTGCCTCACTGCCTCCGCCGCTAGCGATTGAAAAATCACCACTTGCAGTGTTATCTTTGCCCGACGCATGAGAGCATTCACCGCTTGCTATATTTGACCAACCTTCTGCGTGCGAATGATTACCGCTTGCTATGTTTACTTCTCCCTCTGCATGAGAACACTTGCCACTTGCTTCGCTACTTAGCCCTTCCGCGTGTGAATAATTGCCGTTTGCTGTACAGCTTCCTCCTTCTGCGTGAGAAGCGTAGCCTGTTGCTTGAGCTGATTTGCCCTCTGCGTGAGAGCATTCGTTGCCTGCTACGCAATCCTTTCCCTCTGCATGTGCTACTTTTGCACCCTCAGAAACCCGACTGTTACTTCCTTCCACATGGCAACACTGCGTATCATATTCAGCAAAGCAATTCACGCCTTCAACGTGATTTATTCTACCGTAGCTACTGTTTAATTTGCCTTCTATGTGATTATTTGACGCTTTTTTATCTGAAGGGCACGATATTCGACTTGCTTCTGTATTTTCCTGACCTTCGATGTGCGTTGCCCAACTATGTGCAGCCCCCTCGCTTTTCAGATTATTTTTATAACCTTCAACGTGCGAATAATTGCCGCTTGCCGTATTACGATTGTAATCGTTGAATATTTCACTGGTCCTATCGTAATTTACAAATACACCGACACCAGTTTTGTTACCCATAGCAATCTTATTATTAACGATCTTCTGCGTATTTCCTGCTGTTGCCTTGTTCAGTACATTCAGCACTTTCAGCTTTTTGTCGCCGCAGACATAGCTTTGAATATGCTTGCCGTTTGCGTACTCGTCCGTGATCTCAGTTATGACCGTTTCGTACTCTACCCCGTCAATGCGGATAGATACCTTCTGCGCAAGCTCAGGCTCGGCTTCGTCATCCATAAACAACGGCTCTATTTCAAAATCGTCAGATATCACATACTCTTCTGCCGCCTTTAGTGCATATCTGTCTATCTCAGCTACACTGTCGGTATCGACATCAAGTACTACCTCTTTACGCTTTACTCCGCTTGCGGTATCATCGGAACGCTTCACGCATTTCACCGTAACAGCGTCGCCGCTACCGACAACAGCATATATAGCGTTTTTATAAGCCGACGTTCCGTCTTTGCGTGTATAACTCTTGATGTTGTATCTGCTCTCGTCTATGATGATAGTCGGCTTGTCTTCGCTGGACTCCATGTGCGGGTTATAACTATCGCTGTCTTCTGCGTTATCGTCAATAATCAGGCGCATATCGTAAAAATGCGTCTTGCAGTTTTTCAGCAGATTAAAAATTGCTGTGCTGACAGGCTCAAGGCGTGTCATGTAGCGGTCGTCCTGAATACCCGTCAGTGGCGGATCTGCATTGATCTGATTAACCGGCATTGTTATTCCAAACATACCGTATATCTGCCTGTCGCTGTCTGTAGTGTTTACGATATTGTAGTTAATGATGTCCGAGATGCACGAAAATGTAGTGCCGCTCGTGACATAATAGCCATATGTCCCCTTGTCCTGCTCTTCTTTTGGAAAAAGCGTGACACGGAGTGCAAACAGATACTTCAAGTCATACCCCGTAACCGTTATCGTATCGTCTTTTTTCTCAACTTCGGTAACATACAAAAACGTGCCGACTACAATACGTTTCGTAGGATCACCGGCTATGTATGTCTGCTTTATTTTTTCGCCGACTATCAGCATTCGATCCGGTTGTATGCAGTCGGTTTCATCAGCGTGTGTAGGTATCGTCATCTCAAAGCTTCCGATGTCATACGCTCTGCGAGTGTACTTAAAGTTTGTGACATCTGATACGATACCGACAAGGTTCTGTGAAAATTTCGGTTTTTCTTCCGATAAAAAATTGTATACTCTTACGATCATCAGACGCTCCTTACATAATCAAAACGCACCAGTTTTGCTTTAATCGTGCCCGCTGTGGCGTTATTTTTTATCGTTAACGTGTTATATCCCGGATATACATATTGAGATGTCGATTTTACCAGATCGATAAATGCTCGCTGAGTGGGAGGAATATATACCTTGCCGAGCAGTCCCCAGTCGATATTTACCGTTTCGCTTGTGCTCAGATATTTTGTCAATTGAAGTTCTCCGGTTATCGTTTTGCTTCCCCGCTGTGGCTCTTTCCCGGTAATACTCATATAGCTGTACGGTATCGCTTTATCCTGACCGCTCAGCGTAATTATAGCTGAATGCGTGTCAGTTCCCGACATCGGTACGGTTGCCGAAACATTTAGCATAGCAGGTATCTTTTCTTCCGTACCGGCGGTAAAACTGATATCCTGCGTTGCTCCCGCGTCGGCAGTTAATTCTACGTCATCGGCTTTTACGCGCCAGAACGGCACATAAGATAATATTGATACCTTTGCCGTGCACAGCACTCCTACCTGCCGTTCTACTGCAGGCAACTCACTGACAACACCCTCGATCTGATATGTCTTGCCGGCGCTGTTCGTGTATTTCAGCGTACCTTCAACACCGGCGGGAAAGTACCGCAGGAGTTTTCTGCGAAGCTCGTACATTGTAGTCGGCTTTCCGCTGCGAGGAAGCAAAGCGATTTCTGCGGTGATAGTACGGATATTTGCTTTTGCGCCGTAAAATCCTGCGCCGTCAAAACCCACGCGCTCGGAGCTGTCGTGCTTATATCCGAGCGCATTTCCCTCAAAGCTAAGCAGGTGAAGCGGTATGTATCCGTCTGCGTCAGACGATGTATTAACATCATCGATAGTCACTGCAGTGCCGAGAACGGTTGAAAATGTTATTTTTTCCATACTATTACCTCCTATCTGATTACAATATCGTCCATCAGTGCGTCTTTGACCGCCTTTGTTATCTGAGCCATTGTCAGAGCCGTACCGATAAGGTTAACGTTCGCCGTGTTATTTCGTGTGTTGTCGTTATTGACTATGCTTTCAACGGTTTTTGAGCCGTCAGCCATAGCCGACATTATCTGCTGTACGGTTTTCAAGCTTTCGTTAATTGCGCTGATCTGATTGTTATAACTTTTCTGCTCGCTTTCGTATTTAGCATTTGCGGCATTTTTGCGCTCCTGTGCATTTCTCTGCCATTCCTTTTCCGCCTTATCATCGTACAATCCCTGCAACTTTTTCTCCATCTGCTCACGGGAGAATTCGTCAAGCTGACTGTATTTAAGCTGTGCTTTAACTTCATTTATCTGCTTTTCAAGGTCGTTGTCCTCGTTCAGACGCTTGCGAGCTTCGATTTCATCATCAATAGCCTTTATAGTAGCGTCACGAAGTTCTTTCTTTGCTTCAAGCTCACGCTTTATAAGGGCAATTTTTTTATCTGCTTCGGTCTTATATGCTTCCGAAGCTTTCTTAAACTCGTTATCGGAACTGCTTGACGATGAAGAACTGCCCGAACCGCTGAAACTGCCAGCTTCCATATAGGTATCGAAGTTGTCATACATTGCCTTCAGTGCATCACGCTTGAGCTTATCGGTATTGCCCTCTATTTCGGCAGAGATAAGCAGCTTTGAGTATTTTGCCATACCTGCGGCATCGTTTGCCTTAAAGGCTTCATCGTACTTTTTCTGATAATCGTCTGATTCGGCGATTTTAGCGTCGTACTCCGCTATCTGTGAAGCAAGCTTTGCCTTTGCAAGCTCTTTGTACGCTTCTGTATTTAGCTTTATCTTGCCTGTTTCGTTGTCAAGACTTATGCACTGTGTATACCCTGCGTCTATCAGCTTCAGCATAGTGTCATAAGATATATTGCCGTTCTTTCCCTGCTCTGCGTAGGCGGAAGCCAGCTCGTTAAGATTTTTTATAAGATCCGCTGTGCTGTCGGTGAGTTCTTCGGTGGTTTTTATGTTGTTGTTTTTTGTTTCGGTGTTTTCTTCGGTTTTCTTCGTTGTGGTTTCTGTTGCGGCGGCGAGGAGGGCTTCATCTTCGGCGGCTTGGGCGGCTAAATTGTTGTATTTTTCATACATTTCTGCCGCTTGTGTGTAAGAGTTAGAAGTTTCATAACCGTTTTCTTTTAATAGATTTAAGAAGTAGCGTAGAGAATCGGCGCGTTCTTTAAAAGTATTTCCGCTTACATATAGATAAGCTTGATCAGGTGTAAAAAGTCCAGTAGAAAACTGGTCAGTGGACAAGTTACTGTTTGACGCTATCGTACTATCCAGTTTTGATTTTTCTTCAAGCGAAATATTAAAATAATCATCAGTTTGCATTGCTCTCTGCGCCTGATTATTTTTGTTTACAGCCGCCTGCGCCTTGATTTTTGCGTTCTCCCGCTCCGCTTCTGTTGCCGCCTGTAGTTTCTTTATATTTTCTTCATAACTGCCGTTCACAAGGTCTATAGCTTCCTTAGTATCACCGTAGGCGCTGTTAAGCTGTTCCTGCAGGTCTTTCAGCGTCTGTGTTTTCTCGGCGGCGGACTGAACTTTAGTAGAAGTGTCCTCATACTTTGACATCACTTCTTCAAGCGTTTTAGCTTTATCAGCAGATTTCTGTGCTTCGTCAGACAGCTCAGAAGCCGCCTGTGTCAATTCTTCAACGGACTGAGTAGCATTATTTGTAGTGGTTACAAGGGTTGCCACAGTTGCTATGACTGATAATATGGCTGCACCGATAAACGCATACTGATTTGCCGCGCCGACAGCATTAAAAGCCGCCTGCGCTGTGGTTGCCGCCTTTGTCGCAGTTGTAAAGCTCCTTATCGCTGAAACTGTTGCGCTTATAACATTACCTATTCCAATGCCGATTTTAAATGTACCGAGCGCCACAGCCCCCGCTATTATCGCTTCCTTAAAGTCAAGCCCTACAGAGATAGCCTGCTTCAGAAAAGCAACAAGGTTTTTCAGCAGTACGCCTACTCCCTGCGCCCATCTGTCGAGCGTTCCGTCCTGTTCCCATTCTGCCAGTTGATCGCTGACATCTTGCAATGCCGACTTTACTTCTCCGAAAGCGCCCTCACCCATTTTGCGGAAGAACTCGGATATGTTGTCCTGCAAGGTACTCAGCATACCATGCATAGTCTGCGACTGCTTTTCCATCATTCCCGCAAACTTACCGTCACCCGTTGTAAGTTCAGTTATAGCCTTGTTCAGAGCGTCTATGCCGACCTCGCCCTTTGATACCATTTTCGAGAACTCTTCACCGGTTACACCTATGCTTTCGGCAAGCGCCGCCTGGAGCGGTACTCCTGCTTCCGCCATCTGCCTTAATTCTTCGCCGGTGACCTTGCCCTTTGCAAGCATCTGACCGTATGCAAGCGTTATCCTGTCCATTTTTTCTGCGTTACCACTTGCGAGATCTCCGAGCTTTGTCATAGTGTCAATAAGGCTGCTTTCGTCCGCGCCGTAACCCATCAACAAAGTACCGCTGGAGATTACGTTATCCAGTGTCAGCGGTGTCTTGGCGGCAAACTCACGCATTTCCGCTATCATTGCCGACGCTTTTTCAGTCGAGCCGAGCATAACCTCAAGCGAGGTTGTATACTGTTCCATTTCGGCGTTAGAGCCGATCAGCATTTCCCAGAGCTTTTTGCCGCCGTAAGCCGCTATAAAGCCCGTTACCATAGTTTTTAACTTATCCATTTCATTGGATATACCGGAAACGCCTGACTTCTGTTTTTTCAGCTCACTTGTAGTTTCTTTAAGTTCGGTTTTCAAGTCAACCTGCTCTGCTTTAAGCTGTGCAGCTCTGGTTCGAGCCTTGTCAATCTCCTTTTCAAGTTCTGACATTCGGGCTTTCTGTTCTTTTGTAACTGTGCCGCTTTCTTTTTCAGCTGTTTTCAGCTGATCAAGTTCTTTTTCGTATTCCTTAGCTTTTTTATTTGTGTCTGCAATGGCTTGCTTGTTGAGTTCAAGGGCTTTATTAAGCTCGGTGAGTTGAGCTTTTATTTCCTGTACGCCCTTAGAAAATTTTGTACTGTTCGCCCCGAAATTAGCAGTAAGTTCCTGTGCCATTATTTTTTACCTCCTTTTTCCCACAGTTCTTCTATTTCATCACGGAAGCGGTTTTCCGCAAGCTCCGTGATTGCTTTCTTCTTTGATATAAGTGCCGCTCTGATGTGCGAGTATGCCTGCACAGCGCCTATTTTTCTGCCGAGCTTATCCCTACCGCCTTTTTTACGGCTCTTTTTACCCGGTCTGCCAAACTCGATAATCACGCTTTCAGGGTGCGCTTTTATTGCGGCTGTGTCATACCCGGCTTTAACCTTGTACAGCTTGCCTGTTTTCGTTATCTGCTTTGACAGCAGACCGCTGAGCTTTGTCGGAGAGCCGTCTTTGTTTGACCTGCCCTGCAGCATTCGCCGTTCTTCGTCTATCAGCTCATTACCGACTCCTTCAAGAATTTCGGGGATAATCTTGCTGTTCAGCTTGCTGTCCATTTCGTTTACTGCTTGAATGAGATTTTTAAGGTCCATTCCGGACAAGTCAAGAGTGAATAAATCATCGGACATTTTATCGCTCCTTTCAGAAATTTGGGTATAAAAATACCGCTCCAAAAGGGGCGGTATAATTATTAAATTGATTGATTTAAATTAACGTCTTAAAGCGTTCCACAGCCTTATCATTATACATAAAGCTGTCAACCTCTTTATTGCTGTACTGTGATTTGGAACGATACCAAGTACCGTATTCTTCGGTTTTCATACCATACTGATTTGACAGCTTACCGATTTTCTGTGCGGATACACCAAACATCTCGCCTATTTCAGTAGCGGTATACATCTTCTGTTCAGACTGAGGTAGCGGTATAAGCTGAAAGCCTGTCAACGCTTCGGCGGCTTTCGCTACCAGTATATTTTTGTATTCCGAAGAAAGCGTATCAACTTTTGCGAGTTTTAAAAACGCATTCGATAACCGCACTCTTGCATTGGTTTCCTTTATCTCAAGCGCCTTGTTCGGTTTTGCATTATACTGACCCGTCTTTCTTATTGTCGGTAAGACTTCGGAAGTCACCCATTTACGAAACGGTTTTGCCTGCGGCTTATCGGAACGAAGAATCACATTGTATAATCCGCTTTCGTTGATAACATTAACCTTGCCTTGACGCCCTATGTTAAACATAGACCGTTCATCTTCATCAAGGCGTGAAGCCGCCTGCGATACATTAGATATTCCTAAAGCGACACATACATCTGAAAGTACCCACCAAGCTTCACCGTCTTTTTCCACCGTTCTGACCTGTGAGCCGTTATAATCGAATGTCTGTAACTCGTTCATGCGCTCACCGCCTTTTTATCGTTAGCCTTGCTTTCTCTTGCTTCCTTAAATGCTTTCTCTTTAATTTTCTCAAGATTACCTGCATTCTCGGTCGCAATCATAGCGAGATAGTGAATGAAATCAGTGAAATCTGACAATTCAACTTCTTCATTAGCTATAGCGGCAAGTCTCATCAGCTCTATGCCCTGCGCTATAGCCGTGTTTTTGTTCGTAGCTTCTTCGAGTTCCATTAAATTACTCATAATATTACTTCCTTTCTAACTTGACAGGAAGGCTCTATCCGAGTATAATAGATTTCAGATAGAGCAATCTGTCTAGTGGGCGAGTTTGTTTGTACTTTTAGCGGAGACAACAAACTCGCTTTTTTATTTTTTCTTCTCAAGTAATTCTATGCCTTGCATTATAGTTTCCGTACGATTAAGACCTAAACGCTCTGAACATCTTGTTATGCGTTCTGCTTCGCCTTGCGATATTCGTAAATGCAAACTGACATTTCTGGGTTCTTCGCTTTTAATCGGTCTACCCATTTTTTTCTTGCCGTTTTCGCTTATTTTAATCACACCCTTTCTTGACAGAAAGGAGCAAGCCGTGATATAATAATATAAGCAAGGCGGCGGCAAGTCCGCCGAGCTTATAGGTTTTGGTAGAAGTCCTGCTTTACTTGAGCAGGGCTTCTATTTTTTTAAGTGCTTCGTCTTTGTCTTTGCTGTCTTTGATTATCTGAATTATCGCTTTAATCACAAGTCTTACAGTATCGTTCATTTCGTCCATTTGTTTCTCCTTTCTCGGCTTGCCCCGTTATTAGTGGCTTTCTATTTCCACTGTCATTATTATAACATTTGCGTACGCAAAAGTCAAGAGGTTTTTGAAAAAATTTTTTCGCATAAGAAAAGCACACCCTTTCAGATGTGCTTGATCTTAAAGTTTTGTCCATACCGTAATTTCTATATTACAGCCATACGATGCGCCGTCGCCGCCCGTTATTTTTGCGATAGTGCCTGTTATTGCACCGCCATTATCTACGATAGGCGCTAAGTCAGCCGCCAGCTCAGCTCGCAAATATCCAATTTTTCTGCCGTTGCACTCTACCCTTATAGCATTGTCGTCATAAGGATTATCTGCTTCTCTGACAAAACATAAAGGTAAGCCGCTTTTTAATTTTGGCAATATAAGCTGTATGCCGTTATGCGTTACGCCGGCTACTTTCGTGAAAAACGTATCATATTCAGTCAGTCCGCTTGTAACATTTTCAAAAGTCTGCTTTTTCACTGCGTTGTATTCTTCTTCGGTTATTGCGCCGTCATCAAGCAGTTTTTTGTACTTTGCTATCTCATCTGCCGCACTTATTGTCTGAGCAGGAGCGGCAGTTTTGCTTTCATTATCCGCAATCATAGCCGTAAACAAAGCACTGGCTTTTTCAGCACAATCCTTCATCGTGTTATATGTAAAAGAATCTGCTTTAGTTGCGGTGTTAATGAAGTTTATTCTTTCAAGTGTGCCGTCTTTCAGATACACATTGATATACAGTGCCGTAACAACGGTTACCCGTTTTGCTGTTGAAGCTCCTGCCACTGCTCCAACACCGCCGAATAGCAATCCACCGGCAACAGCCCTTGAAAATGCGCCTTTTCCTTTAACAGTGTTGTCATTTACAACAAGCTCATAGTCGATTACTTCGTTGAAGTTGTGAATTTTAGGCTCACCAAAATAGTTTTTTACCCACCAGACAGAATTATTTTTATCTACTTTAAGATCACCCAATTCATCTGTGATCTTGTAGCCGCTTTCTTCGATATACTGTTCATTTTGTTTGTTACGTTTTATTAAGCGGCAAAAGCAATAAATGCCTGCCACACATATAAGTAACATAATCAAAATAAGTATGTCATTCACGGTATTGGTTGTAGAATCAGTAGTCAACAATTTCAAATACATAAGTATTTCCTCCTTTTCTACCTACATTATACCGCGAACAGACAATATTGTCAATACTGCACGAACACGCCGCAATCGCCGTTGAGTATCTCCTGCTGAAGCAGATACACCGCATTTATCAGCGACACTACCATATCGACCTTGCCGGCAGAGCGCTTTTTATTAACGTATTTATTTAAATTTGTGTCCTCTGTACATCTTGCGTTGCTGAAATTTATTTCAAGCAGTTCATTCTTTGCAAACACTATATTTCCCGTGAGTATCTGCTCCTTGAGCCACTTTGTCGGAGCGTGAAGCACGCTTGAATGCTGTCGTATCTCTACGCACTCTATCGGATCATCTGCGCTTTCAAGCTTCTGCACTGTGGAGAGTGCATTCCAACGGTCGAAGCCGAGCTGAGCTATTATAACGCCGTACTTTTCTTTCAGCGTCAGTATGTAATTCTCGACAAAGCCGTAATCTATGATGTAATCGCCGCACGCAAAGCAATCACCGTTTGCGATATGCGTCTTGTAATTAACGTGTTCCTTTACCGATTTTTCCTCTACCTTTTCGGCAGGAATAAATGCTACCGATTTAACATATATCTTGCCCTCGTGATAGCATATCATAGCGAGCGCCGTGTTATCCTCAGTCTGTGAGAGGTCAAGTCCGAGATAGACTATCTTCCCCCGCCAGAACTCGTCAGGCACTTCTTCAGAGCAGTTTTGCACGGATATAAGGTCAACATAGCCTTCACTGCCTACACCCTTGTACTGAATATTACAGTGCTTGCAGAGAAAGTTCTCACGCTTGTTTTCATACAGCACGGCAAGTTGACGGTTGTCTTTCAGTTCTGAGAACAAGTCTGCATTATCGACAGCTACAGGGTTCGACTGATACAGCACACTGTCGTTTGTCTTCCAGTCGGGTACAAGTTCAATGTCCGGCTCATAAAGCAGTGCAAAATATTTCTTGCCGGAACTGTACACCCCGTCAAGCTGTTTCTTGGCTATATCTATTTCGTCCTTTAAGCCGTTATCATCATTCGGGTACTGCGTAGAAATAAGTATTCCGAGCTTGCTCTTAAGCGTAATCTGCGAGGAACGCATTGCTTCAACCGGATAGCCGTCCATAGCACCGACTTCATCGGCAAGGAACAGATGCGCAAGCTTACCGTCAAGCTTATCCTTACTGTATGCAAGCGGCGTGTACTCCGTGTCGCACATCAAGCATCTGATCTCGGAGCGCATAACCTTGAAATGCTTTTCAAGCAGCGGAGAGGATTTTATAATTTTCTTGATAGCTACTTTCAGCTCGCTCGACAGCTTCAGGTCGGGAGCTACAGAGAACAGACGGGAAAAGCGTGGCAATGTCAGCATACCGATAATGAATATTACCGCCGCTGTGAACGTCTTGTAGTTCTTTCGAGCAATTTCGAGCAGTCCCGTGCTGTAATACAGCTTTCCGTCTATTTTCGTGCAAAGCACCGCATAGATAAAAAGCAAGCTGTAATCTTCAAGCGATGAGTACATATCACGGCCTAAGTCCGGGTGCTGTATGGCTTTGAGCAATGCGGTTATCTTGTTCCATTCCTGAACATCTACATAACCGTCATCGACAGCTTTAAGCCATTCGGCGCACTGTTTTCTGACGTATCTTCCGACCTTACCGGAGCTGTCCCGCGATGCCCACACGGCGTATTTGTACGCACGGCTGTCTTTAATCGTCGTCATACTGTACAAACCTCTCTGTTGGGGCTTTGTACCCCATAAACGTTGCGTAGTCGTTCCATCTGTCCGTTATTTCGTACAGCGTGGAATATGTGAATTCTTCCTCCGTTCGTCCCATAATATCTATAAACAGACTGCGGAGCTTCTTGAAGTCGGGCTTTTCTTCTGTCGGCTTGCTTCCCACTATCGGCGCAGGAAGTGCGGCGGTCGTTGCGGCAAGCACCCTGTCCTGCAGATATTCCTGTGATAACTGTGTTGTTAGGTCGGACACTATTTCGGAACGCTGTGCCGGGCTGAACCCCAGCTCATCAAAGCAACATCTCAGTCCCGCTCTGATGTAGTCAAGCGGCAGAGGAAAGGTAAGCTCAAACGGGCTGATGCCCTTTTCTTCCGCTTCTATAAACGCTTTTATGTCATATCGCAGATATAAAGTATCTGTGATGTAAATTTTCTTGTTTAAAAGTTCTGTGAACATTGCATTTTCTCCTATAATCTTATAAATGACTATTGACATTTTTGCTGTATTGAGATATAATATTGATAGTAGATATAATGTCTATGAAGGAGAGATGAACCTCTGCTATTTTGGCGGGGGGGCATCTCTTTTTTATATCTGCTTATACCTGATTACTCTTATATCGCTCTCAGATTTTACAATCATTATATCTACCTCTATATCTCTGTGCCATTTCATTCGCTTTTCAATAATGCCGAGCAACGTTTTTTCTTCAACGTTAAACTTTCTGCAGTCAAGCATTACTCCTCCGGGATTTCCCGATATTTGATTTATGCCTTTTCGCAAAGCGCTGTTAGCGGCTTTTTCGGACGAAAGAGTTTTCAAATCCCAAAGTTTAGAATTCCATATATAATCGGGTGTTTTCACATGGTTTTGATTTTGCTCGTTCAACAAATGTATATCTCCGCCCATTTTATTATGTAACCACTGTGCAAAAGCGATTTCTTCCTTATGTGCCTTAGAATTGTAACTATCATCATACGTTAATGAGCCCTCTCCCGGAGTGACTCTGTTTTTATATTCCTCTGTAACATCAATATACTGCTTTCCGAATGTAAAACGACCTGTTACAGGGTCGTGGTTTTCATTATGCCTTAGCAGTATTCCTATCGCTTCAAGGCATCTTTCCTCTATATCCGCAAGGAACGGATCGTAAAGTTCACTGCGACACAATTCAAGCAGTTCTATGTATCTTAATATTAGCTCCATTTTTCACCTGTAGATAATTTTCGGGGCAGTTTCCCGCCCCGTCATATCTGTACTTTTTTACACTTCAGCTACAATAACGCCCGAAGCCGTTGCAAACCATGCGTCAATGTTTGCCTTATCCGCTACGGGGTCAAGACCCTTTACGCAGTACATATCAACGCCTGTGTTGATAAGCGCCTTGTAGTTTGCCTGCAGTGCAAGGCTATTGAATGTTACGCCGTTCTCATCGGTCGTCTGTACGTTCTCGCCCTGTGAAGTAAACTTGCACTTGGGGAACTTATACAGGTTTATCTTGCCGTCTGATGTCATAGTGCTGTAGATGCACATTACATCGGGTACAACATCGTCCTTGCCGCTTTCAAGTACGCCTGTTGACGTATTTACCTTTGCGCCGAAAAGCGCCACCTCGTCAGCGGAGTTTGTGTTCACAATTGTTACATCAAGCGTACCGCCTGCCTTAGCTACATAGCTGTCAACCTCAACGCCACTTGCATACTGCGATGCGCTGTTCATCTTAGGAGTGTACTTTGTTGTGATAAGTATATCCTTGATCTCGGTCACGTCACCGTATGCCAGTGTATCGGCGTTATCCGTTGTCAGCGGCGCATACGCAAAACGCTTGGTGCATACAGCAGACTTACGATCTGTACCCTGTATTACTTTTGCCATAGTTATGTCCTTTCCTCATAGAGCGTAAACTCCATGACTAAAATTTTTCTGTTGGGATAAACATCAAACTGCGATAAATCGGTAGTGCCGGTAAATATACCGCCTACATTCTCTATCGCCGTCTGCGTTTTGTCATACAACTCAATGTCTGCCTGCGGCGAAAATACGCTCACAGACAAAGAATACTGCCGTATATTTGCCCTACCGGAGCTGAAGAACGTATCCCTGTACGATAAATTGTACACCGCATACTTCTCCGGTTCTTCGCCGTCCTCAAACTCAGGCATATAGCTGTAAAAATGCTCAAATACCGCCGAGAGTGCCGAATCAATCTTTTTTGTTATCATTGTCAGCCTCCTCTCGCCAGTATCAGCTTTATATGCAGGTCGCTGTCGGCCGCTCCGGTTGTTTCGACGTGATACCGCCTGCCGTCAATCTGTACGACCGACTGACCGCTGTATTCACGTCTCCACATATACACCGTAAGTTCCGACTTGTATCCTGCCGTTTCGGCGGCATATTTTGCCGTTACACCAGGCTCGGAAACCTTTGCGTATACGGTCTTTACCGCCCTGTCTGTTTTGCCCTGCGAGCCGTTTTTCTGCTCGGAGGATATGAGTGTGATTTTTCTGTTAAATGTCATTCTCATTCACTCCGTTTAGCAGATTTACACTGTGCAGGGCGAATATCTGAGCGGTCACGGGGTTCTGTGACGCTCTGTCGGACGAGAAGTCACGGGAGGAATACATATCGTTTATAAGCACTAAGTAAGCCACCGTGATGTCCTCGTATTCGTCTATCTGAGTATCGTCAAGCCCCGTATAGCTCTTGATATAGGATTTCGCCGCTCCGGCACAGATTTCAAGCATTCCGTCCTCGTCATCGCTGACACCGCAGAATGCCTTAATCTTTGCGCTTGTTACCTCGCTTAGCTTCACTTTTCTCCTCCTTTTCCGCAGGCACTATGTACCCGCAGGAGAGCAGATCAGTCAGCACAGCTCCGGCAGGGAGCTCACGCTCCTCGCCTTTTATCATGCTGACAGTACCTGAAAAGTTAGTTGTTGCCTTTACCTTCATAGGTTATTAGCCTCCTGCCTTTTTCATCTTAAGAGCGGCTATCTTCTGAGCATTCTCGACCTTTGCGTCAATCTCCACCCATGCGATAACGCCGACAGCGTGCTGTGTTGCGTACTTTTCGTTAAGGATCTGGATTGATACGTCCTCTGAGGTCTTAACTGCAAGGCCGCTCATATCACCGTAGTAGATAGCTGTCTTTTCGGAAGCAATAGCCGATACGCTGTCGGTTGTGTATACGGGCTTGCCGAAAAGCGTATAGCCCCACTTCGCCGTTGCGTCGGGATTAAGGATATATCTGCCCTCGTTGTCCTTGAGTTTTCTTATAGCGGTTCTTGTAGCTTTGTTCATTATCCAGCAGGCATTGTCCTGGTATACGTCGGGGATGGTTTCCTGCAGGTCGATAAGCTCGTCTGCCGTGATAGCTGTTGCCGATGCAGTTGTTACCACCTGTGTAACGCCTGCGGCAAGACCGTCTATCTTACTTGCTGTGCCGTTGATAAGCTGGTTTTCGATCCACTTTGCCGCCGCAACCGAAACCTCGTTTATAACGTAAGAAACGATGTCAAACTGCGAGTTGTTGATAAGGCTTCTTGAAACCTTTGAAAGCGCGCCTGCAAGATAGCCCTTAAGCTCAATGCTGAGGAACTTACCCGATGTGCTTGCAAGGTCCGTAAACTCTGTGGCATACGCCATTGAGATAGCCTGCGTTTCTTCGTCATAGTAGGGAATTGAAAGAGTGCCGCCGAGCGTGTATCTTGTTGCCATCTGATAAATAGGGCAGATATCGATAACCTTGCGGATTATCTTGTTTGCGATAGTTGCAGGGATAACTGCGCCGTTATCGCCCTTTGTCAGATTGACATCTTCTCTTGTTTCGACTATCTGACCTGTACGCAGATAATTTTCAAATGCTCTTGTTTCCGCCTGCTCCTTGTCGGTTGCTGTGCCATCTGACTTTGCGGAGTCCAGATTAAGAGCATTCTGCTCCTCGATTGAGCGGATTGTCTTATTCAGCGCTTCGACTTCCGCCTTCTTAGCGTCATAGTCTGTCTGCTCCTCTGCTGTCATTGCCCTTGTTTCTGCTGTAGCCTTACCGCAGAGTGACTTCATATCGGCGATAAGAGCGTTTCTCTTTTCGATGAGTGCTTTTAAATTCATGCTGTTTTCCTTTCCGCCGGATTATTCCGACATAAGCTGTAAGATTTCTATTTCCTTGTTGTAATCGGGGATAAACTCCCGGATTTCGTCTGTTACCTCGACCGTATCGTTTCCGGCACTGCGCTGTTCCGTCACGGTCGTTTCTTCGCCCCTCGTTTCTATTGAAGTGGCGATGTATGCAGGATTGCGGTTGAGGATTGACACCTCGTGCAGTGTCAGCCCTGTTATCATTCTGCGCTGTACACCCTCGTCACACGGCTCAACGTGTGCCTGTGCTCCCGAAAAGCCAAAGCTCCATCCTGTCAGATGTCCTGCTCTCGCTTCTGCAATCACTTCTCTGTCGGTGATGTCGGCTTCTGCGTGCAGTCCTATGCTGTCCTCACGCAGTTCAAGCGTTCCGTCTGTAGTGTCAAGCACCTTGCTGTGATTGAACCTCAGCTCGACTTTCGGATGATCTTTAAGGCTTTTTGCAAACGTACCGCTTACGATACGCTCAACAAACGGCGTTGTCATACCCGGCGCCATTGACGCAGGCAGCTGCTTGCTGTCACGCTCGACAGCGTTTACATATCCGCTGATATGCATAAGATCAGCGGAACGGATTTCGATTTTCATTTTTATCACTCCTTTCTGTGTTGTGGGTATAAAAATACCGCCCATTTCAGAGCGGTAAAATTATCAGTCTTTATTTGTAAAAGTAATCGGTATAATCATTTCCGGCAGAAAATTCATTTCATAATGATATTTATCAACGTAAGCACCGCTTACGTCTTCCACTGTGTACATTGTCCAGTCATTCAAATACACATAATCAACCTTGTACACGTTCGGAGCAACTTCTATCGTTACAACCAGCTCGTTTGCTTCGTTGTTTGAAATAGAAAAATTACCAATAAGCTCAAGCACTGGTTTGTCGCTCCTTGCGTTTATAACCGACAACCGCCTTGTCACATTGAAGTTATCGGCTTCTTTTTGCACATTGTACGTCACTCTGTCAGCTTCTGTGCAACCACACAGAAGAACCGCTGACAGTAAAACACCGACTGCGGCAATAATAACTTTCTTAATTTTGTTCATGTTTAAAAACCTCACTTTCATATTTCAGGTATAAAAATACCGCTCCAAAAGGGGCGGTAAAATTATTAAGTTTGCTTGTATTTGCGCCGAACTTCACAAAAAACGGCTGTTTTTGTGAAGTTCGTGTTCAAATTCGGGTGTTATTTTGAAAAAAAGTGCAGTAAATGAAATATTGCACACGGGTATAAGAAAACCGCCCTTGTTAAGAGCGGTCATCATATTCAATTTCATTCTTCATCCTCGTCATCTTCCCACTCAGAAGCGCAGGGAGGTAAACCGTCCGGAGTTATCTTATCAAAATACTTGCACGTATCTTCGACTGTTGCTTTTGAATTTTTTTCTAAATAATCTATGACTTTATCTGACGTCTGATACTGCTCAGGGGCTTCAAGAAGGCAGATAAAACTCATATATATATCATAATTTTTACGTGAAGCGTCATCGTTTGGCGGGTATATATACTCAGGAATTGTATCTGCAAAACGTTCTATGATACGTTTTTGATATTCTGATTTATATTTTCCGTGCAGTTCTTCTTTTTTCATAACTAATTCTGTCTCCATTTCTTTCGTATAATTATGCCGCCCTCTCCGTCTGATTCTGCTTTATAACGATACTTGCCTTTACTTATATATCCACTTTCTCCTTTTTTGCTACCCGGATAAATGGTATTAAACTCTCCGCACAGCTTTGCATAAGTCTTGGGCTTTACCTGTATACCGCTGTGGTTCCTCTGCGGTGACGGCGCGTATTTTGTTTTAGCCTGCGGCTTGTAAACCGTTGTTACCGTACCGTCATCGCTTGCCGTAACGGATTTGATCGCACCGCCGTCCTTCCTTGCAAACAGTCCTTTTTCATCGTGCTTATCGTTGTATCTCTTTTCTGCTATTATATCACCCTCACCGCCGTTTTGCAAGCCCGCATCATCAATTTTAGCGTGACTGTCGGTATTCGGTGTGTATATCTGCTTTGTCGTAGGGTCGTAAAGCACATCATTAAGTCCGAGCTTGATAAAGTCAAGTCCGAGCGGCGCAAGGTTTTCCTTGAAGCGTATTTCATCCGGCTGTAAGAAGTTTGCCGCAAGACCTATCTGATACGCCTGATAGCGTGTCAGAATATCAGCCTTGAGCAGTTCAGAAGTATCTATGACGAAATACTTTCTGTGCTTCTCTTCTTCAAGCAACAGTGCCCTGTTGAGTGCCATTTCAAACGCAGATACAACAGGCAGTACAGCTGTCCTTATGCTGTTGATATACGTTCTGTCATCGGCTCTGCCTGATAACACATCGGGAGATAAGCCGAACAACATAGCTATCTGCTCGGCGTTAGTCACCTTGTTCTGATTTAACTGCATTTCAACGGCGGTGGAGCTACTTTCCTTGAAATCAAGCCCGTTCTGCAGTATCATCATACCATCGCCGTTGTTGCTATAAAGCTTTCTCCATGCTTCACGGATTTTTTGTAATGAATTATCGTCTACTCTTTGTTCAGTACGCAGAAATCCCTTCTTGTTACCACCTCTGCGACTCATCGCCTTTTCAAGCTGTAACAGCATATAGCTTGATGTCAAGAGCGTGGGATTTTCGGCAAGTATGCTTACACCTTTACCGCCGTCAACGCTGTTACGGCTGAGAATGACAAAATCCCACGGATTGTACACTCTGCCGTCAACAAGCATACGGAGCGTCTTATAAATGACATCCGAATTTTTCTCCACACTCACGGCGCTGTCACGAACATATCTGAGAGCCGATACTTCGTTTCCGCTCCGCTCTATGTGCATATATCCCGTTCCGTCAAGGAGCATATCACGGATAACCGCACGCTTTATTTCTGTCGGGTTAAGCGTATCGCCCGATTCTTCGTTCAGCAGATACAGGCGGTTATCTTCTGTGATCTCCGCCGCTGTCTGAACTTCATCGTTGCTGTTGTACAACCTTATCGGCAGGCTTGCTATTGTGCCGGCTATAAAATTAACAGCCGCCGAAACAGCAGGGATCTCAAGCGCCTGTTCCCGTGTTATGTTGCTTATCTGCTTTAGCCCGAAAGCCACTTCAATATCCGTGCCTTCAGTGTCACGTCTGAATATCTTATCAAACAGTTTCACTGCTCTCACCTCCCTGTAATATCTTCATTAAAGCGTCATCTTCGGGCTTTTCCGCCTGCTTCGGTATTGCTCTGATAGCAGAAAGCACCGTCCAACCGTTTTCCTTTTCAATGTCGCTCATCATTTTTCGTTTCGTCATGATCTTGTCGTCGCATTTCATCGACTGTGTGATAAGGCTTGTGTATGCCTTTGTAAACTTGATTATTTCACCGCTGTCAAGCTCTTCCTTGTCCTGCTGTTCTTCAAATGCGGCGTTCAATTTATCGGCGGTCTGCCGTATCACAAGCATATCCGTTTTCACTTGCTCGATTTCCGATACAAGCTCACAATAGCGGTTGATCCCTGCCGAATAAAGGGCGTCGTCTTTTCCGACAACTTTAAGCAGCTTCTGAATACGTTGAAATTCTTTATGTGCCGTTTCGTTCTCTCGCACCTGCTTAAACTCTGTCAACTTCTTTCCGGTAAGCTGTCCCAGCTCCGCATTTTTACGGCTTTCCTTTTCTTTCTTTGTCCTGTGTCCTACACAGTTATCAATCGTTTTTGCTCCTCTCGGCATACTCAGACCTCCTTTCAAAAGTCATATTGGGAATATATCGTGTAAAGAGGTGGCGGTCAGATGTCAGACCGGGACCCCTCAAAAATCGTAAGGGTAGGGGGGTACACTATATATTGTGGCGTATAGTATTGTACCACTATATGTTGTGGTGCGAAAAATCGACGGTACAAGTCATAGTTGCCAGTTCCTGCCTGCTGATATGTCCACGCTCCGCCGCCTCGTGATGATAACGGCACAGTGTTATAAGGTTGTCGTTATCAAGCCTGCGGTCATAATCGACCTTCAGCGGTACAATATGATGCACAGACAGGTCCGTGCTGTTGATAACGCCTGCCGACAGGCACACCCTGCAGCAGTGACCGTCACGTTCTAGTATCTCTTCGGCTTTTCTTCGCCATATCTTGCGATTACGAAACTTATCGGCTTCGCTGTCCCGTATCTTCTGTGTGTATTTTATTTGCCCGACTGTGCATTCTCCGGGCTTGTGGATCTTGCCACATCTTGAACAAGCTTTTAACATAATTTATGATATAAGAAAAGCACCCTTTACAGAGTGCTTGAAATATTCTCACCGTCCGCACGAAAGAATCAGAAGAACGGACGGCTTGACTAAGAAAAAGGAGGTCAAATGGATACTCTTGTACGCATAATTGATAGAAAAGGTGACCTGGCGACTTATTAGCCGCTCCCCGGTCACTACGCTTTCGCTTCTTTTCTATCGTAATCATATCACAGATGCAATAGGACATTCAAGGACATCTTGCACCCTCAGAAGTGCTTTGCCGTGAAGTCGGCATATCTGCTTATACGAGTAGTGCATCTCACAGGCAATATACTCAAACGTCTTACAGTTTATGTACCGTGCTATCAGTATCAGCCTTAACCGCTCATCAGATACCGCAGAAACAGTGCGCTCTATCTCAGCTTTAACACGGATAAGCTCGTCTATCTCTGCGTTTATCTCCTGCTCCAGCGTTGCGATTTTTGCAACAGCCATACCCACCTTGTCCGATACCCCGCTGCTGTGTCCACCCCCCGATGGCGGCGATATGTTGGTAGCGAGCTCCCGAAGCTGTCGTTGCTGATCTATCTTTTGATTTATGCGTATGTTGATAAGATGGTAGCGTGATAGGTATTCTTTAGCGGTCATTAGCATTCTCCTTGCCGATAAAGGTTTCCTTCAAGTCGATAATCTGTCCGTTTTCAATACGCTCTGTTGCAGTATGAATATTTACCACTGTGCGATTTTTATCAATTTTCCGCTGACCGACAGCGGTAACCGTTATCGCTTCATCATAATAATCGGGTAGTATTAGTGTTATTACTTTCATAGTGCCTCCTTTGTTGAGATATCCTCATTGCAAAACTCTTTTGCAGAACAGCCTTTGCAATCTTCTGCTATCGGATGTCTACAACAAAAACCGCACTCTTTTACTAAAGCAACTCTGTCTTTCGGATCTGACCAGTCCATTTCTGTTTTACCTTCGACGTAATACTTGTCCATTTGCGGTACTCGTCTTACTTCAATATCGCAGAAATTTGCACCTTCACAGCAATCGGTAATTAATGCGGCTGATTTTGCTTTGCCTCGTGTTTCAGCAAAGACGACTGTTGCCCTAAAATTAACAGTTTCTTTTGCAAACCAAGCTTTCATCATGCTATCTTCTCCAATTACCTCCGCTATCATATTATCCATAAGTTCCTCAAGCTCCTCTGGCGATATTCTGTAAGTTACAATGCGATTGCCAAGTAATGTCGTTGTCGATTCACTTGCCGTCTGCTGAAAACGGCAGACAAACTCTCTGATTGTGTCTGCGTTGCTTCTGTCAGGAATTTTGCGCCCACAGAACAGGCAGATTTCCGTTGCGGGTTTGCGTTTAGTCATTGTTTGCCTCCTTTCTCTCTTGCACATTCCAGCTGTGTATAAGCCATTTCATAACCAACCGCCCATAGATATACACGCATATTTATACCGCTTCCGCAATCATAAAGCCACTCATAATACTCTGAGTCCAGTTCTTGCAAGAAGTTTGTCATATCTGTCGAATAATGCAGTTTGGTATCTGAATACCAATTCTCATCAATATCCGATTTCACAGCTTCCCAAAGTTCTTCTTCTGTATCGACAGAATACCATAAATGCTTTTTGCTGGCATTCAGCAGTTCTTCGAGCTCTAACTCCATGTAGTCTTTAAGCCGATATTTTATGTCTTCAAAAGCACTGTCCAGATCGTAGATATATTTATCGGTCGAGCACTGAAATTTGCTTGTGAAGTAATGAACATCTTTGAGATAGCTTCTCATTTGTCGGGGACTAACTGCGTTATACCATGTTGCAATGCAATCTCCCAAGTCGCCGCTTATTATCAGACTTCCTCTTTTTTTGTCGAGAATGTAATTAACATAATAGTCGCTACTTCCATCAGCTTTGCGCCAATCAATAATCATATAGCGGTCAGTGTCCTGTATCAACGTTGCTTTATGAGCAGCAAACCTTTCCTTACATTTGTTCAAGATTTCTTCTTCAGTCATATTTTTTCCTCCTTATCCATCTTTGCACCGCAGTTAGGGCAGTACGGACGTGGATAATCGTCAAGGTCATTGTCGGGGTGTAAGCAACAGCTGCACACTCGGTCACGAAAATACCCCACTTGCCAATATCCGTGCCTTACTAGCTCGATATCAGCTGACGGCGCGTAATCTATTGCCGTTAAAATCATCGGATTTTCGGTTATGTTTTCTTTCATCCAAGACTTAAAAGTCTCTTTTTCAAGATATTCAGCCATTCGTTTCACCTCCTAAACATTCAGCATTTTGCTGATTTTTTTGTCGAGCTTTTGCTCAGCTTCGGCTGCGCTTTTTAACGCTCTTTCAAGTGCCGCACCTTTTGTTATTTCTTCCAGCGGTATATTTGTCAACTTAACGCTTTTGCCATCACCGTAGGCTATGCACATTTGATTTTTCCACTCTATATATGATTCAAAAGCGTCCTTATGTTCTTTAATAGCCTTATCGTAATCATCAAACACTCTTTTCGAGGCTATATATTCAAGGTCGTTCAAAATTCCTCTGATGATAAAATCTGCTTGACATTGCTGACCAAGAGCCTCAATTATGTCTTCTTTTGAATATTTGGAGAGTTTTTTAAGTAACTCCAGCTTTGCATCTCTCATCTCATCCTCCTATAATCCTCCCACGCCATAGTAACGCAGGAAGCACTGCCTTTAAATCTGCTTATGATTGCTTCCGCCGTTTCCCTGTCACCGCTCACCGTCAATTTTTCTATCAGAGAATCGGTGTTATAATTTGTGGTTATGATCGTTGGCAGCATATTTTCGTATCTGTCATTGATTATGCGGTACAGGATAGGCACAGACCATTCGGTAGCCCGTTCCTTACCCAAATCGTCGATCACCAGCAAATCAGCCGTCTTATATGCAGTCAGTACCTCTTCTTCGTTCACTGTGCTGTCATACTCATAGCTTTGCTTTATATCGGCAAGCAGATCGATAGACGTCTTGCAGATAACCGGCACGCCCTGATTTATCAGCTTCAGTGCAATAGCTACAGCAAGGTGCGTCTTTCCTGTTCCGCAAGTTCCCTCAAGATACAGTCCTCTGCCGTTATCTTTGTTATCCTGCCAGTTGTCAACATATTCTTTTGCTGTTTCGTATGCCTTGCGGTTCTCGTTATTCACAGCAAAATTTTCAAATGTCCTCGAAAGAAATCGCTGCTTGATGCCCGATTTGCCAAGTATAGCCTCTATCTTCCGGCGCTTCTGTTCCTGTTCTTCTGCAATAGCCTGTGCCTTCCGCAGTTCTTCCTGCTTAGCGTCCCATCGCTTCCAGAACTCGACTGCTTTTTCGCAGTCACACCTTTGTGGTTGATTCAGCCACCATACAAGAGCTTTGCCCGCAATCACAATGCATTCGTGGTACAGCGTCTTTCCGCAGTATTTACACGTCTTCGGTTCCGGTATGGGTTCGTCGCTCGGTATCCCCAGCTCCATTACTTCTTTGCTCGTGTATATCGGTCCGTGCTTATTGCTGTCACCATTCGCTTGGCCTGAAATTCGTATGAGTTCCTCCATCGTTTACCTCAGCCTTTTTTCTCGGTACGTTGTCCTGCTCCATCCATTTGGCAATTGTCGTTATGCAATCGAGGTTCTGCTTGCCTCTTTTATCTGCCCAGTCACGAAATCTTTTCTTGTACTTCTCCGTTGCCTCGATACCGTACAGGTCAATCAGATTTTGCTCCTGCGAGCCAGAAGCGGAGCGTACCGCTTCTTTTTCTTCTTTTTCTTCTTTATTCTTCTTATTCTTCTTTACTTCTTTAAGCGGGTCGACTCTGCGGTCGGTCAGCGGTCGGTCAGCGGTCGGTTGTCGGTCGGTCAGCGGTCGGTCAGCGGTCGGCTTATCCTGATACTCATTGTAGTTAGATATAGTAATAATGGTATATCGAGCGGTCGGTCGGCGTGTTATTTCGCCGCTACTTTCCAGACGTTTAAGCGCCTTCAAAACTGTATCTTTGCTGTAATTCAGCGTTGCGCCCAATTTTGCAAGACTTACGACCGTCTGACCTCGTTCAATTTTCACATCCCGCCAGTATGCAGGCTCGTAATTTGCCGTCAACAGCAAGTGCATAAACACTCTGAACATTACCTCGTCAGAGTACCATTGCCACTTAGTCATTTTGCGGTACAGCTTTATGTAACCGCCCTCAATATCAGCCATCAGATCACCTCCGAGCCTGCGTCAGTTCTTTATAGTTGCGCCAGTAGTAATAGAATATCTCAAGCATTTTGCCTGCCGTGTCTTTCGGATCTTCTACAAATTCGACTGAAAAACCATATCTGCTTGCGCTGCTCCAGGCTTTCAGCGTAGCATAGACATTAGCACCTATATCCTTATTCTTTCGCTGTGGCGACATATCCATCTGCCATTTAGGCACTTGGTAGGACTTTAGCGAACCCCACGAGCTTACATTTTCAAGAAGCAATGTAAAACCGTTCGCAAGCTGTGAAGCGGCGCTCATTTCCTTTTCTATGCGTGCCCTGTCCTGCATAATGTTGTTATATATCTCGTCTACATTCGCCTTGCGTTCTACAGCGCAAGACAGGGAAAAGTCCCTGCCCTCTGCCATAAACGAATAATCGCCGAAATCGAGCTTCCTTTTTTCCGTCATTACTCCGCACTCGCCGAGCTTGTCAATAATGTGTTTGTTCTGCTGCTCCCGTGTATCATAGATAACGGTGACGGTTTTCATAAATGTCTTTTTATCAAAACTCATAGCCACCTCATCAGAATGGGTAATCATCGTCGTCATCGGGTGTTACTACTGCCGAGCTTGCCGGAGTGGTTGGTGCATTATATGAAACAGCCGCAGGTGCGGGCGTATAACCTGTCGTACCGGAAGAACTGCTATCCTTCTTCTCACCCGTGAATGTCGAACGGTCAGCAACTATTTCGGTAACGTATGCCGTATTGCCGTTCTTATCCTGATAGCTTCTCGTCTGAATTTCGCCCTCAATGAGTATCATACGACCCTTGGAAAAATATCTTGATATAAATTCCGCTTCGTTACGCCATGCAACAATGTTAAGAAAATCGGTCTTTTTTTCTTCGCCTTTTGTCTGATATCTGCGGTCAACCGCTATTCTGAATGACAGCACAGATACTCCTGACGGCGTGGTTTTAAGCTCAAGATCGTTTACTATACGTCCCATAAGAATTGCCTTATTGTACATTTAGTCCTCCATATCCTCAATATTGCTGTCGATTATCTCGTCCCTATAGTTTATGATCTCCGAAAGCACCTTAGTGTGACGGCAGTAATTGCACTTTTCACACCTCTGAGGTGTCAGTTTACCTTCCTTTATCATCTTGTAACGTGGCGATAAGGTCCTTACTGTAAAGAGCGCCTCGTCAAGATTTTCCTGCGGTATGTAGTATAACTGCAAGTCGGGCTCAGGCTTCTGTTTCGTTATCGCCGCTATATAGAACGGCAGGCTTTTGCCTGTATTTTGCCTTACAATTTCCTGATAGATCGCACCCTGTATGTCATAGCCCCAGTAATCGATGAAATGCTGCCATGCTCCAAGCTCGGAGTTATATACTTCGTCAAAGTCCTTTACACATTTCAGATCAACTATCGCTTTATCCGGGTGATAGCTGTCTACCTTGATTTTATACGGCACACCGGATATCTCTCCGGTGAATATTACCTGCTTTTCGCCTGCCATATACCTTGAAAACAGCTCATCTCTTTCTGCACGCTGTATCATAGTTTCTGCGTGCTTATATTCGCTTTTCAGATCGCCGTTTCGTGTGAATATCTCAGGGTGCTGCGCTCTGAAAATGTCGAGCGTCCCCTCATAGTGTGCGTCAACGTAAGAGCCGACAAGGAGAGAAGTCGTAACCTCTCTCTCGTACTCTCCGTTAAGTTCAGCCAGTGCCGAGCTTTCACATTTCTTAAATGCTTTGAACTGAGATGAGCCCATATATTTTTTGCTCATTTCGGGGCTGAAATAGTTTTCCGAGTTTACTTCTATCATAAGTAGTTTACCTCCAACTCTCCGTCCGTTGTTCTTGTAGCAATAAACTGCAAGCCTTTTTCCTTGCACTTTTCGTACAGGTGCTGTCTGTTCTCGGTGCTGAGTTTTTCCGTGCCGTCAATAAGTATCAGCTGTAAAGCGTAGGGTTTTGAAACAATAACATCAATGCAAAGGTTCAGCTTTTCTCCCTCGGAAAGGTTGCTGACCGGTAAACCGTGAATAAGCGGTATGCCGTTTTCTACTGTAAAGCCTTCGATCGGTATCGTTGCATTTTCAAGAATCATACCCGGCAGACTGCGTGCAAGCTCTATCTTCTCTGTCAGCTTGTCCGCCTTGCTTTTAAGCTCCTTGACCTCAGATTCCATATTAACCATACGGTTATATTCGTTCAGATGCTTTTTCATCGCTTCCGCCGTCTTTACCTCAGCTTCAAGCGCTGATGTGTCTATCCGCTCTTTTGAAAGGCAGTCCTGCGCTGTTTTCATATCGCCGTCAAGCTTTGCTATCTTTTCACGGTAGGTAGCTTCAGCGACCGCCAGCTTATCCGCATAGATTGTATCGAATGTACCGAGCTTTTCCTCAGCCGCCTTTATCTCCGCCTTTTTGCGCTCGATCTCAGCGATAAGGCTTTCCTTTTCGGCGGAAATACGGTTCTTTTCGTTTGTAAGCTCTATTTCCTTTTCGGCTTCATAGCCCCTTACCTTGTTGTTATAGCTGTCCATAAAAGCTCTTGCACGGTCGATAAGATTGTTGTTGCGCTGTGCTTCCGTTATCTCGGCATAAACGCCCCCGACATCGTATTTGTCCCATTTTTCAGCGTCAAAATGTTCAGGTATATCCTTTGCTATATCCTCAATGAACGCCCGCTTATGGCGCATTTCACGCTGAATATCCTGTCTTTCAATGAAATAATTGCCGTGATCGCTCTGAATGTCTGATAGTACCTGTAAAATGTTCTGCTGATAATCAACGCCGATCGGTATCTCACCGAACTGTTCCTTTATCCAGTTCAGATCCCAGTCGAAATCTATCATATCAAGGATTATTCTGTTCTGCTCTTTTTCGGGGAGAGCGATAAACCTGACCGGATCTATCTGCAGTGGCGTGAATATCGACTGCAAGAAACTTTCGGGAGCAGGAACATCACGTCCGCCTTCCTTGATAGACTTGTAATCTGCCTGTCCGCTTCTCTTCTTGCGGTCTATGTACAATCCGCTGTCGGTTTCTATGATGATCTCGCCCTCATTCTCACCCTTTTTGAGAACAAAAGAGCGGTCGGAGCGGTTTGTCAGCGCATAGCGTATAGCGTCAATTACAGATGTCTTGCCTGCGCCGTTCGTACCGGTTATCTCAACCGACTGTCCGTCAAGCTCGGTTTCCGATATGCCGAATAAGTTTTTGATCTTGATTTTTGTTGTTTTCATGCGTTACCTCCTAATGCATCGGGTGCTTTTCTGCTTTCGATCTTCTGTTTTTCTGCCAGTGAACAGTCCCAGCAAAGACTTTTGCCGTACTTATCGTATGACATCTGAGCTATCTGCTCGGCAGAGAATTTGCCGTTACCTGCTATTTCTTTTCCACAGTCGGCACAAGTCCTTTCGGTCTGAGCTATCTGTGGTACTGTCGGACGTATTCTCAGCCCGCCGACCTTTTTTCCTGCAAACACAACCGTCGGATCAAAATATACCTGTATGGCACGTCCTGCCCAGTCTTCTATATATGGAGCGTTGTACAGCTTCTGTATCTGCTTCATATTTGTCTTATTCAGTATAAACGGCTTCTGACCGTTCTTGAGGTGTGCCACTACCTCGTATTCTTTTTTACCGTTCACGCCTACTATTTCTTCACGGCGGACATAATCAATTACGACTACTATGTCCTGGCCGTTCGGAAGCGAGTACGCTCCGAGATAATTCGGGTTCGTAAGCAATTTCCAATGCGTTTTTATTTCCGGCATTACTTTTTACCGTTCCTTTCTGCTTTTCTAAGCGTGTATATACACTTTCCGACTGCACTGTCAAACCGCTTGCAGTCGCTGTAGCAGTGCGTCATACACACCGGTGCATATTTGTAGTACGGGCATAATACCCAGTTGTTCTTTTGCTCTGCGGTCTTGCCGCAGTGAGAGCAGGTCATACGGCAACCTCTTTTAACGTGAAATTTGCCATTCTGCCCGCTTCTATCTGTTCTGCTATCAGCTGTACCACATAATCAATCGTCAGTCTCTTGCCATCCGGATTGCCCTCACGTTCAATTATCCGCCACAGCTTTGCGTGTGCTTTAGGTACTGCCGACCAGAACTCGGTTTGTGTTATAGGTCCAATAATAAGCATTACCTTAATCGCCAGTCTGTTATTTCTCATACGGTATTATTAGTCTCCTTGATAGCGTCAAAATAATATAACGATTTTAATTGATCCATTTAATAATTGGATCACCTTTAAACCCCTTTTCCCACACGAACCATGCATAGCACTTAGCGGACGACATTTTCTTAGGTGTTCCATCTTTGTTGTATATTACGTTTCCGTTTTTGTCTTTTGCCCGGAAATCACCATTTATACCACATAAAATTCTGTTTATGCAAACGTATACTGTTTTGGGCGGGTATTTTTTAAAAAGTGATTTTCTTTTATCACTTTCTAAAAACTGTATTGATAGGAAAAGAGCAAGTTTCTTGCCTTCTTTTAAAAGTGACATCGAGTGTTCAACCCATTCTTTAGCGTGAGAATAGGGGGGTTAGTTACTATATTGTCAGCAAGTGATGTAGTGGTTTCAAAGAAATCAACGTTACCTTGCCCATAACCCCGGTCAATTAAATCAGTGCTTATGACTTCGTATCCCTTGTCTTTTAATCTCTCAGATAAATGTCCTTCGCCACAAGCGTTTTCCCAAATGCTACCATCAAATGTTTCGACATCACATAAAATATCTGCTGCTTTAGGCTCAGTAGCGTAATAATCGTGTTCTGCTCTGTCGTGATCTGTATGATTACTTGCACCTAAAGTAACAAAAGTTGTCTTTTTGTTACTTGTCCAATCTTTAACGACACTCATTATTAAATACTCCGTTTTCAGCAATACCCCCGAGCACCCGAAGCGCACACGGTATTGCAAGGCTGTTTCCGCACATTTTGTAGCGATTTCCATCGCAGTCAAGTTTGTTATACCATTTAACAAGCGAAGCTTTTGTTGGCGCTCTTGTTTTTTTTCCTCTTGCCGCTTTATCAAGCAAAAATATTTGCAAAAAAAACGAAAATTCTTCTTCGATCATATCATCAATTTTAGGGAGCTTTGTCCAATCGTCGGGATAACCTTGTAATCGCTCGCACTCAAGCGGTGTAAGGCGGCGTACAATCCATTTGATGAATTTATAGACTACAGCCGACGGCCCTTTTGCTAATAGTGTCGAATTTATGCCGCTGTCATTTACGTCAGGAGCATACAGAGCGTTTTTACCCTGATTAAACGAAGCGTAGTCACAAGCATATACAACGGCGTGTTGGTCAACGGTGTTAAGCGTGAAAGAAACGTCTTCATTTATTCCACTGCCGTTCGGCGCGTTTTTATCAGCCCTTCCGATTGATTTTCCTTGTATGCACAATATGGGCGGTTTTGCCGTAGCCGCTAACGGGTGGCAAGGGTCGTTTGGCTTCGGGTTGTTTCCGTTCTGCGGCGATGTAATTTGTGTTTCATCGAAAACGACCGTTTTACCGACAATAACCGTCGGCGTGGCGTTCGTCCCGCCCGGTGTTGACATAAGCGTCGGCGACTTTTCTTCTTCAAAACCAATGCCGCCCGCTTTTTGCGTCGAAGCATTCACTACTGATATTAACGCTTCCTTCGGTTGTGGCGGCAGTTCTTTCCCGCGCCGTTCCGCGCGGTGCAAGATACCCGCGCACGCTGTCGCACTCAAATAATATTTTTTCGGCACGATCACTTCCAAAACTTCCGACAAGGTAGATGCGCTTTCTTCGCTGGGGCACTCCCCAATATTGAGCGTCAAGTTGTCGCCACGCGGCACAAATCGCCCCCCCTCGAACCACTCCTGCGGGCGCCCATTTTCCACTTGAAGGCATTGGAATATCGGTCTTTGTGATTTCTTCAAGCACGGTTCTAAAATCGCGCCCATTATTACTGCTGAACGCTCCGGGGACGTTTTCCCAAATAATGAAACTCGGATATTTTCCATTTGTCGCTGACCTCATTTCGTAAATTATTCGTATCGCTTCTTTGAATAACCCGCTTCGCTCGCCATCAAGCCCAACTTGTTTTCCCGCGACGCTTAGATCCTGGCACGGCGAGCCGAAAGTAATTACATCTACGGGCGGGATTTTCGCACCGTCTATATCTGTGATACTACCCAGGTGTTCCATATCAGGAAAGCGATTTTTAGTTACTGCAATGCAAGCAGGATCTATCTCCGAAGCCCATATTGGTTTAATTCCTACTATTGTTGCGGCAAAAGGAAAACCACCGATGCCATCAAACAAGCTTCCAAGTGTCATTTCGTTAATTTTTTCTTCAATATCCATTGACTTTTTCCTTTGCCAGTGTTATACTGGTCTTGCGTAAATATTTGTTTTGCTTCCTTACGGGAGCTCTTTTTTTTACTCTTTGCCGACAACGACATAGATCTTTTTATCTATTTTTGTACATGCATAGCACGTCTCACTCTGCGTTTGCCCTATTCTGTGAAAATGCGTTTCAGTCATTCCCAAGGGGTACTTGTTGCAACTTTCAAACACAAACTCGCACCAGTTGCCATAATCTCCGTACTCAGCGCGGAAGATGTCGCCGGGCTTCATTTCTGCGGCAGTCTTGATAATCGGCTTGTCATATCTAATCATCGTCGTCTTCGTCCTCCTCGCCCTCACAGTCTGTTACATTGATATTGTTCACAATACCGGCAAGTGCACAGGTGATCTTCATTACTTCTTCGTAAGCGGCAACCGTTGTGCTAACTTTAAACTTCATCTGCTTGTCCTTTCTGCAATTTCGCTGTCTATCATCGTTTCATCGTACCCTCGGCTACGCAGAACATCTTTTGCCCACGAACGCTGTTCTTCGCTTTGGTATGCTCTTAACAGACAGTCAAGGCAGTATTTCTGACAGCCATTTGGCAGTACAGTGCCGCACGTTTTGCAATGGTATTTATTTTTATGCTGCTCCCGATACTTTTCGTTGCGTTTTCTATTTTGCTCTCTTATTGCTTCGGCGTGTGTCTTTTCATACTGCTTTTTGTATACAGTCTTCCGTTTAGCTCGGCACTCATCGTCACATATACAGTACAACGGATTTGCCGCTAAAAACGATTTTCCGCACACGATGCAGGTCTTCTTAACTTTCATTTCCGCCTCCGTTTCTTGTTTATCATCTGATCTTTGATAAAGTTGCCGCACACGATGTTGCTTGCAAGTATCTGAGCCGCCATTATACCTGACAAAGCGGGTGATTTTGGGAATTTCGCTATGTACATATCAAATAGCCGTTGTCTTGCTTCTATAACGTTGTCCATCTGAATATCAATGCCATAAACGCTTTTTAGTGCTATCAGCCCGTCCTGCCAGTTTTTGCACAATTCAAGCTTTCGTGCAAGTATTTCCGCTAAGAAATTCCCTGTGCCGCAGGCGGGTTCAAGAAACGTTATATCTATGCTTACCCACATCTCTGCGGGGACGAGATCACACATATCCTTGACGATGTGTGCCGGCGTAAAAACCTCGCCGAAATCACTTACACGCTGTTTACTTTTTATCAGCTTCTCAGTCATCATGCACAAACACCTCCGAATGACCTGCCATAAATGCGTCAAGCAGTTCATACTTTCCTGTTGACAAAGCTTTGAGCGCCCATTTTCCTTTGCGCATCTCAACGAAATAGTAGTAGATACTGCTTATCTCGTTTGGATCACCTTGAAATTTCAGCGTGTCGTACTCGTATATCTTCTTGCCGTTCTTGTCTTTCCAGCCTGTAAATCCGGGTGCAAGATTCGCACCGAGCCAGTCAAAAGCTTTCGTTCCCGACTCTTTCCACGCTTCAAGCAGTTTGCAACATTCCTCTTCGGAGCTGTTTACCAGCACATCATAGTTAGTCATCATCTCTTGCGACCCCCTATCATATCCTTATACCACACACGCATCAGCCACCCCATGCCGTGCCATACCGCGATCGTCACCAGCACAACCGGGACGATCTCGCCGCCGATTGCCTTGTATCCCCTCTCAGAAAACGCCAGCACCGACATCGGTATGTACATCATCACTGCGGCAGAGGCTGTTACCCACAAGCGCAGGAGCTGGGAGAGTATGTAGGCGATTATCTTAGCTATTTTCATAACTACCTCCTAACCATTTCTTTACAGCTTCTTTCTCAAGTCTATACTGCGTACCTACCTTAACACACGGTATTTCACCGTTCCGGGCTTTGCCACGAAGTGTTTCATAGGAAAGCCCTGTTATCCTGGCAAGCGTTGCAAGATCAAATATTATCGGCAACTCTTCCCAGTCAGTCGGTATTCGATACTCAAGTGATGGCATTGTTCGTCTCATTTTTTCACCTCCTACACTATTCATAGGTCACTAAGCCACATAACGGATTATTTTTTTTTGCTGTTTTATACTGTTTTAAGCTATTTTAAACCGTTCCATCCCAATTCAGACGCATTTTAACACAATATGTTGTTATCCTATTGACATTTGCAACTATATGAAGTGCTTTATCACAGACACCTTCAAAGAAATCAAAGTGATAAAGCGATGAGCTGAAAAGCTCGAAATGTTGGGAGAGTAGATTACTGTTAAAGTGATTTGCTCTCTTTCATTTTGTCATTTTCCGAATAAAACAGGTAGCGCATATCCGCATCAGGAAAAAATCGACTATGTATTGCAAACATCTCAGAACGAGTAAATTCAGTTTTTTCGTTTACCTTGCACGACATAGTTTTTGGCGTTATGCCGATATACTCCGCTATTTTTGCGGCAGACAAACGTTTTCGGGCTATCTCTGTTTTCAGATTTAACAGCATTTCTTCACCTTCTCTCCTCTGGTTGTTGCGTTTTGCAACTCAGTGAGCAAAAAAATAAGTGCCAAACTCTCCGGCATTTATACCTAAAAGAGCGGAAAACTTTTCAGCTTCGTCTAAATCAAACGGTCTGATATTGTTAATCTTTTGATTTGCGGTTGGTTGAGCAATATTCAGACACTTAGCGACGTCCGCCTGTGTTATTTCAAGCTCACGCATTCTGCCTTTGATCTTGTTTGTATTCACCATCTCATTGCCTCCTTTCACGTTGCGTTTTGCAACCTTGCATAGCCATATATTAACACACATTTTAGCGTTTGTCAATAGCGTTTTGCAACTTTTTTTAACAAAATCAAGAAATGCTATTGCATTATGCAATTTAATGTGTTATAATGCTTATAGTGAAATGAGGTGGACAACATGGCAGACGTAAAAGAGATTGGTAAAAGGATTAAGTTATGCCGTGAAAATAATAAACTGACACAAGGGGAACTTGGAGAACGCTTAGGATTAAACAAATCAACAATTCAAAGATATGAAACAGGACAAGTGGCAAAAATTAAATTGCCGATACTTGAGTCAATAGCGTGCGAACTGAATGTGAGTGCAGCGTATCTTGCGCTTAAAACAGATAATCCCGATACAACATCACAATCCATCGAGTCAAACGCAATGATCCTACCACAAGAAAAAATACGAATGATTCCCGTATATGAGAGCGTATCAGCCGGCTTCGGTGCGTTCCCTGACAATTATATTCTGGATTACATACCGTTGTTTATATCCAATGACGAAGAGGCTCGTAATACGCTGTGTATAAAAGTACAAGGTAACAGTATGTATCCTAAAATTGAAGATGGTGATTTTATTCAGGTGCTAAAACAAGATTGGTGCGAGTCAGGAAAGGTGGCTGTAGTCCTTATTGATGACGAGGATTCGGTCGTAAAAAAGATAGAGTACGACAAAAACAGCATTACGTTGCTGTCATTCAATCCAGAATACGCACCAAGAGTTTTTAAAGGTGCTGAGCGTGATAGACTTAGAATACTTGGTATTGTTAGAAAAATCATAAAAGACATATAAAAAAACGCTCCCACCGATACTGCGAATATCGGCAGGAGCTAACAGTAAGATTTCTCAAACTGTTTCCAAATAATATAATATCATACTTTCGACATAAAGTAAATACGTTTTATAAATTTTGTCATATAGATTTATATTTTGTCACATTATGTCGAAAAGATTGAGGAGGAATTTTACTATGGATTTCATCGATCAGATTAAGCAATTTGCAAAAAGAGTTGAAACTTTAAAGCCTAACCTTCAAACAGAGGAAGCAACCAAAACAGCTCTGATAATGCCTTTCTTTTCCTTGCTTGGCTATGACGTATTTAACCCTGACGAATTCGTGCCGGAGTACACTGCCGATGTAGGTATTAAAAAAGGCGAAAAAGTTGACTACGCTATAATGAATAACGGCGATCCTGTCATATTGATTGAATGTAAATGGATAGGTGAAAATCTTGAAAAGCATGACAGTCAGTTGTTCAGGTACTTTGGCACTTCCAAAGCAAAATTCGCAATTCTTACCAACGGTCAGTTTTATCGTTTTTATACTGATCTTGATGAAACCAACAAAATGGATGAAACTCCTTTCCTTGAAATCAATATACTTGATATAAAAGAAAATCAGGTTGCGGAATTAAAGAAATTCCACAAATCGCAGTTTGATATTTCAAAGATATTTGATGTTGCTTCGGAACTTAAATATTCGAATGAATTTAAAACAGTACTGGCTAAACAGTTGCAACAGCCGTCGGATGATTTCGTGAAATTGTTCCTTACCGGAATATACGAAGGAAAACTAATGCAATCGGTAGTTGAAAAGTTCCGTCCTATACTTAAAAAGGCACTTAACGATTATATCAATGAATTGATGAGCGATAAAATCAAAAGTGCTCTGGATGTAAATATAGCTGATAAACAACCTGAAAATGTTCAGGAAGAAACAACCGAAGAACCGAAAGAGAAAATATCGAGAATAGTTACAACTAACGAAGAGCTTGAAGCATATTTTGTTATTAAAAATCTTCTGAAAGAATACTGCGCAATGGAAGATATAGTGTATAAAGATACTGAAAGCTACTTCGGCATACTTTATCAGGGAAAAACAACAAAATGGATCTGTAGATTTATACTTACAGATAACAAGAAAACCATCATTATTCCGGATGAAAACAAAAAGGAAATCAAACACTCATTGCAAAGTGTATACGAAGCAGAAAAATACATAGATGAATTGAAAGCAGCGCTTAACAGATATATCAAATAAGCCCTTCCCCGCCGTAACAAGCGGGGAAAAAATTTAGGAGGTGTTAAAATGCCTGGAAAGGTAACTTATACAAAGCGAAAAGACGGCAGATATCAGGCAAAAATGTACTGCGGCACTGAAAACGGCGTACCGAAATACAAGTATGTTTACGCCGCCACTGAAAGAGAAATGAAAGCAAAGTTGTCCGAAAAAACAAAACTCGTCAACCGTGGTATAGACATCACCTCAGAGCGTGAAACTTTCGGTGACTGGCTTGAAATGTATCTTATCACAAAGCAGTCCTCGGTAAGCGACAAATGGTACCGTGCCATAAGGACAAATGCGAAAATTTTAGAACCGTTGAAAGATACGAAGTTATCAATAATCAAGCAGTATATGCTGACTGAAATACTGTTTGATATGGCAAACAAGGGATATTCCGAGAAGACTATGCAGAGCGTTAAAGGAATCGCCCAGGGCGTACTTGAACTTGCCGCCGACAACAGAGCTATCGACCACAATTTCTTTAAGAACGTAGCAATACCTAAAGCAAGGCAAGAGCCTGAACACAGGAGAGCTCTGACAAGCGAGGAACAAGCCTGGATACGAGATACACCGCACAGAGCCCAGACCGCCGCAATGATCATGATGTATGCGGGATTGCGCAGAGGAGAACTCATAGCGTTGCAATGGACCGATATAAATCTTGATGAAGCGACAATCCGGGTAAACAAATCCGTTGAACAAGTCAGCGGTTCGGGGCTTGTGGTGAAAAAAGGTGGTAAAACAGACGCCGCAACAAGAACTGTCAGCATTCCTCAGATTTTAGTAAACTATCTGCGACAAGTTCCCCACACATCATTTTTTGTAGTCACGAATGCTAAGGGTAAAATGCACTCGGATAAAAGCTGGTATCGTATGTGGGAAAGTTACATCAAGTGCTTATCTGAAAAATACGGTACACATAAGCCAGGAACGGATCATAAAGTTATCCCACCTATAACCGCCCATTGGTTACGCCACACCTTCATCACTTTAATGTATCTCGCCGGTGTTGACATAGTAACTGCAAAGGAACAGGCAGGACATAAAGACATTCAGACTACCCTTTCAATATACACCCATCTGTCAGAAAAATATAAGAAAAAGAACCTCAAAATGTTGGACGATTATATACAGATTGAAACATCTTGATACAAGCATAGGGTGTCAAATAGGGTGTCAAAACACTTACAAACGGCTCTATTAAGCCATTTTACTACAGGTTCAAGTCCTGTTACCCGTACCAATTACAAACCGCACAACAATGCGGTTTGTTTGATTATGGGAATACATTGTACGTTAATAAACCTGTCACGGTGTATCTCCTTTAAAATTCGTAAATTTTCCTTGACAAAGTCGATATGATATGATATAATAAATAACCGTCAGGAGTTTGCTAATATGGCTCAGTCGGCAGAGCACATCCTTGGTAAGGATGAGGTCCCCGGTTCGAATCCGGGTATTAGCTCCAGATAGAAAGCCTCATTGCATTTAGTTGCGATGGGGTATTTTTTATGTTCTAAAAAATCTTGATACAAAGCCGTACCCGGCGGCACAGGTTTGTCTGACGAAAAAGCCAAGCAGAAATACCTGGTTTTAAATTGATATGCGGTATAAATAAAAGCTATTTGCCAATAGTTAGGATACGCAAAATAGAATAACTGCGTTAGTGGATTTTGATTAAGAATCCGCTGATAATTTTTGAAACAGCAAAAAACAATGGTGAAAATTACAGTAATTTTTGTCACGAATTGTGCAAAATGGTGCGACATAAGTTAATATCGTGCAGTTTTGAATTGCGAATAACTTACACCTTGCTACAGAATTATACTGCGGCAAAGTGTTTTTTTATGGGTGCGACATTTTGCGCAGTTTTCTTTTGCTGGGATTGCGGGAGTGCTCTGCTCTGCTCGGTGAAGATTATGAGATGTGTTTTTGCTGAGTAACTGCACTGCTCTTTATTTGATACTTAAATATGTGCGACACGGTGACGCAGTTGGACGGTTTATGGGACAGATGTGGTGGTAGAATTCTATATAAACAATAAAGGTGAATTTAAATGTTATCAAGATTGCCTAAAAAGAAATCAAAGTCATGTGAGATTGTTGGTATGTAATAAGCGTATCCTACTTAACATTTGACAGAATTTAGATTTATTATTTTATTTCCATTATATCTGATTGAAAGTACAGCGGAAATGTGCTATAATAAATTAAAATAGTGAGTTATATTTTTACTGTTGAGTAATCAAAACCAACCTTCATCAGTAAAAACAATTTGATTATTGTATAAGGTGAATGCACTGTCGGGAAATTAGGATGGGTATGAAAAATGGATCTAATAAATAATACAACAAAAACACTAAAGGATGACTTATCAGTGAAAATAAAGCAAGGCAGCAAAATCTCCATTGCGGCGGCTTGCTTTTCTATCTATGCCTTTCAGGAATTGAAAACGCAACTCTCCCAGATTGATGAACTCCGTTTCATCTTCACTTCTCCGACATTTGTTACTGAAAAAGCAAAAAAAGAGCGACGTGAATTTTATATCCCACTGTTATTTGACAAGCAGAATCAGAATTTTTGACACGCAAAATACAAAATCAGAATAATTCTCATGAATATTAAAATCTCTTTGCTTTATCGGCTTTTTCTCAACATCAACAATCTTTAATGTTGAAAAACGGCTGATCTTTCAAAGAGATTTTTGTTTTTCGTTTTTTATATGGAGAAAATTCACTTTAACAACATCTATTTTATTGATGTTTAAACAGTGTTTTTTCGGTCAGGCCTATTTTATTTACGGAGATAATGGAGCAATGTAGTATTATCATCGTAAAGAAAATAGTGCTGTATCTATCAGTAGTTTCTTATCAACAGTTCTTTAAAACTGCCTGAGGATGCAATCTGCCGCAACGCCGACAGAAAGTGCGTAAACCTTGCCCTTAAGCTCGGCTATCTCCTGCTTGCTGTTTTCCTCCTGAAAGTTGTCGCTTTCGCCTGTGGATTCTGCACTGTCTGATTTTTTGCCGTCAGCCTTTTCTGCTTCTGAATTTCCGGAAGGCTCGGCTTTCTGCTCAGCCTGCGGTTCGGACTGCGTAACAGCTTCCGTGGCAATGCCGTTCTGTGCGCCACCCTGAGCAGGGGCAGCTGCCTGTTCCGCCTGAGCTGTGCTTTCGGCATTCTCAGTCGCCGATGTTGTGATTTTTTCATCCATAATGATTTTCCTTTCTGTAAAATGGGTAATATAAAAACAGCACCGTGAAAGTGCTGTTTTAATCCTTGTTTTTAGGATTCCCGATTTCTTTAACTATCGCACAAATTGTTTCCAATATCAGAAACACCCATGCTGCTATAAAGCATTCGTTCGGGATCTGCCCATTATCAAGGGCATATAATAATATAAGTGTTGATAACATTTTATCTCCTTTTAGGCATAAGAAAAACACCCTCGAAAGGGTGCTTTCAGCTTACATTAGCATTTGGAAAAAACGTGGTTAAATCCAACTCAGATTGAATATAAACTGCGCCTATATAGTAACTGTTATGAACCGTTACCTTTTTGCCGTCTTTAAAGTAGATTGCAATATCCGAACCGTCTATATCTTTTAATATATCGTTCTTTTTTAAATCAGGAATGTTTTTTTCTAAAGCTTTGCACTGCCTTGAGAAAATATCCGAATCAGGTAAATTGCAAATTGTATAATTGAACACAATTATCACTCCAGTCCTAATTTTTCGTTTACGGTTTTCCTTGTTTTAGAAGCAGTTTTAATTATATCCTTATAAGCTTCTTCACGAGATAATTTTTTCTCTCGCATTTTTTTATTGATTAACTCCTCAAATGATTTGTTTGGTTCTTCTCTATCAAGCTTTTTGCGCTTTTCTTGGTCTTTCATTAAATCTCGTGTCTGAGTTCTAAATTTGTTTCTTAATTCGAACGCCTGCTTAGCCTGTTCTTCTAATGGAAGAGTTTTATCTATCATTTCCGGTATGCGTCTGTCTTGTTCAAGATACCACTGACGAGCCTCTCTGTCCGATAGTTTACCGTTTAATTTCATTATAACATCATCTGTGCATTTGTCAACATCAAAAAGCTCTGTTTTTAGCTTTTCTACTTCCAATTGTCTCTTATAACCGGCAGTAGTCTTTGCCGCCTGACTGCGTCCGTATCCCGGAGTAGCGGTGCGGTCGGGCTTATATGTAAGCCCGTTTTTCTCACAGTAGCTTTTAAGTTGCTGTTCCTGCTGCTTCAGCTTATATGCCGCCTTGTCAAAGCCTTCTTTGTCGCCGAGAGTCTCAAGAGAGGTACATTTCCGTTTGGAAGCTCTGACCTTACGTTCAAGAGCACGTTGGTTGCAGATTTTTTCGTACTGTTCGGCATTCTCCTTTTCGTCATACGGAAAGTAGGTCTGAACGCTGATACCGGGCAGGAACGGATAGATCTGATGACCGCAGTTTATACCAAGAAGCCCGGCAGGTTTGCCGTATGAGCTTGACCGCCAAGAATAGAATTTTATCCGTTTGCCGTCAAGGTCGGTGGTATAGCCTCCACCGCCGTTGCGATTGAATATTTTACCCTGATCTTTGGCACACAGCGGTCTTGCGCCGCTGTGACTGCTGACCTCGACCAAATCAAGCCCATATTCATCCATAAGGGAAAACTGAGTTTCTTTGGCAACGCTTCCTACAGTGGAGCGTATACACATATTAGTGTATGCTTCCGGCGACCAGTTCCGACCGTTTTTATCGACAAAAGCCGGGATACCTTTCTGCGTCATTTCGCTGATACATTCACGCATGGCGTTCTGACGTGCTTCAATTCCGGTAACGACCTTTCCTGAAGCCTTATTCAGCTAATGATAAGTTGCACAAATTGTTGGGGCAGCAGTACTTGTTTGATTTTTCCAAGCCATCACGGCTTATTGCTAAATTAGTACAATCTGTTACAGCAGAAGAAGATATGATTCTGGATTTCTTCTCCGGCTCTGCCACAACTGCCCACGCTGTTATGCAACTTAACGCAGAAGATGGCGGACACCGCAAGTTTATTATGGTTCAGCTACCCGAAGCGACCGATGAAAAGAGTGAAGCGTACAAAGCCGGATATAAAAACATCTGCGAAACAGGTAAAGAACGCATACGCCGTGCCGGGCAAAAAATTAGGAATGAGCAGTTAGGAATTAGGAATGATGCTGACAATTCCTCACTCCTAACTCCTAATAACACTATTGAACGCACATATGAAGAATCAATTTTCACAGCCGAGAAGAATTCACAGAGTTTTGATAAAGCGTTCCCGGCAAATAAAGCTGTTCAGGATTATGTGTTTACCGATGGCACAGCGGAAAAGAGCGTTGAAAGACGATTTGCGGAAGACTTGGATGCGGCTGAAGAAGTATGCGTTTATGCAAAACTTCCGAGAACCTTCCAGATCCCCACACCTGTGGGCAATTATGCTCCTGACTGGGCAATTGCATTCTATGAAGGCACTGTGAAGCATATCTTCTTTGTTGCTGAAACCAAAGGCACAATGGAGAGCCTTGAGTTGCGTCCGATCGAGCAGGCAAAAATCTCCTGTGCGAAGAAGTTGTTTAACGAAATATCATCAGGCAAAGTCAAGTATGACTGCGTAAATGACTACCAAACGCTGCTTAGCCTTATAAAATAGACTGCTTTATTTTTAACTATAAAACTCGCCACATGCTGTTATAACGGCATATGGCGAGTTCTCTTTGTTATTAGCAAAGCTTCAAATCCACATCCGGTAAAATAATAGCGGTTTCTCTTTCGTCATTTTCGCCTTTCCACGCCACAATATACCTTATACGAGCGGATTTAATCGAATATCCTTTCTGTGTTATACTTTGTATTCTGTTACTGCAATCCCTTGAAAACTGAGCAATAGGATATTTTTCACCGCAATAATTACAATAAATCCGCCTGCCTTCAACTTCAAGCTCTGCGCCGCTTTTCAGCTTTAAGATAAGCTGTTTTTTATCCTTAAAAAAATCAAGATAAACATCTTTGTCTGAATATGCTGTTTGAAGCTCATATACGGCATTGTCCCATTGTTCGTTACTTATTACCGCTGTATCATCTGTAAGCTGTAGCTTTTTGATAAAATAGCGCAGTTCCGCTATATTATAAATGTCAAGACTGCCGATCGATTGTATTAGCTTAGCCTCTACACCGCGTTGTTTCAAAATTCCGAGTACGGTGTTGTGTTGGACTAAGTACATCGTAGGCGTCTTGTGCCGTATAATCACTTGTCCATGCGTCTTTGGAAGACTGTATACAATACGCCACTTGTCCTGTTGAGCTACCAACATTGAGTTTGATTATCTGTCCGTATGTGCTTGTGTTCAGTCTGCCGTTGAAGTTATATGAATAGCTGTACCAGTCAACATATAACTTATTTGTCGAGCCGTCTTTAATATCTAATATTGTAGCCGCAAGCGTGTTTACGCTGATTGCGGACATAGCAATAACGACAGCAAAAATCAAGCTCAACATTTTTTGAAGTCTGTTTTTCATACTGATTTCCTTTCTTGGTTTGTATTTGTATATATAAAAAAGCAGTCCTACGGGTGCGGACTGCTTTGGATTTTCGCTTTCAAAAAAAGAAAAAGAGCTTTGAATTTTATACTCTCAAAGCTCTTACATATTTAATTGTTCACAAATACGAAATGCGTTTAAATTTATGAATAAACTACATCAGCAGTTTAACCTCTTAAAAAGTATATAGCATATGCTTTTGTCAGCTTTCCGTTTTCATCTCGTACATCCAAATCTTCAGATATGTCCTGAATGTACACTTTGAAATAGTCGCCTTTTTTCATAAACCCTTTTATGTTGTCCTTTGCAAAGCTCTCAACATCTCTTTTAATTACATTGGGGTGCAAATCGTAAGAGATAACAAGAGGTGTAAACCACGTGCTACCTTCGGGAGTCCAGGTTGGATCTTCAAGGTTTTTTAATCCGTAATTGTTTACAGCGTCATCGACTATAACCTGTTTAATTGCTTCAAGGTCGAACGGATATTCGTATATTGACTTCGGCTTGCTTTCTTGTTTCTTCGTTGTTGTCTGTGAAGGCTTAGGTGCTTCAGCTTTCTTTGTGGTTGTGATTGTAGTCTGAGCTACCTTATTATCGCTCAGATAGTCACCGTGTATAAAGCTACCGTCAGAAAGTTTGAAGTAGCCTGTATCGGTCTTGGCTGTGATTGTCACTTCGTCGTTCACGCTGTACAGCTTGACGGTTTCTGCGCCGAGTACGGCTTTCTTACGGCTGTAGCAGTCGGTGTTGACGTACTTAGTACCGCTTGCCTTTGTTTCTGTCCATTCGGGAGCGGGCTTTGTTGTAGCGGCGGTTGTTGTCGTTGCCGGCTTTGGCTTTGCCGTTGTAGCTACAGTGGTAGTCTGAGCTGTAGTTGTTTCTGCCTTTTTTATTTCCTGTGGTTTCGTGGTAGCAGCAGCTGCGGTTGTTTCGGTCGCTTTTGTTTCCTGCGGCTTTGCAGTAGTTGCTGCTGTGGCAGCAGTGGTCTGAGCTGTAGTCGCTTCGGCTTTCGGCTCATCAATTCTATCCATTACCGTTCCCGTTACTGCCGGAGCGGTAGTTGTGGTAACTGCCGTTTCGGGTGCAGAGGACGTTGTGCGGTTCGCATTGCCTGCCGTGCAAGCACTGGTCAGTATTACGCTGATGAGGGTTATTGTTGCGAGTATGGTGTGGGTACGTTTACGTTTCATTTTGGGGTCCTCCTTTGTGGGATTGGTAGATTGATCTTAACTGTTTAAGATAGCTTTTATCTGTTCTTCTGAAAGTCCGCTCTTTCTCATCTTGGCGAGGATTTCAGCTTCTTTTTTTCTTTCGCCTTTCTTAAATCCGATAGCTTCGCCTTCGGCTCTGCCTTTCTTAAGTCCGGCTGCTTCGCCTTCGGCTCTCGCATACGATTTCTCGGTTGCCTCAATATGCAGTGCCTTTTCACGCATTTCGGCAAGCTCTCTTGTCTTTTCGTCTGCACTCATCTTGTGCAGTACAACTACTGCGTCCTGTATGGACTTTACACCTGTCTGCTGTAACATATCAAGTTCATCCTCCGTTTCTGCATTTATAAGTCTGAGCCATAGTTCCTGCTTATTGTTCTTGTCAAAATTCTTTCCGATTTTCTTCAGTTCAAAGTAATGAGCAATGAAGTTATCAGTAAGAACAGAATTACGTTTGTCTTCTCTCATTCTGAATGAAGAATGAAAATCCGCCCATTCATCGAACAGAATGAAATTCAATACATTGATTGAAATACACTGATTGAGCTTTCCGTAGCCATCGCCGCTTTTAAGCTGATTGCTGTACAACTTTGAAAGGTAGTACATTGAACGATCCTTGTAATCGCCCTCGTCTTTAATCTGCATTTCAACATTGATAAGCCTGTTACCGTCAACCGTCATCTTTATGTCCATACGGCTGTATTTTTCTATAATGTTCTCCGGCATTATCTCGGAGTTCAGTACGATTATGTTGTTTATCGACTCATACGGTATTTCGAGTATGTCCGAGAGAAACGCCTGTAAAATATGCTGATTTCCCTCGTCCGTAAACAACTTCTAGAATATTATATCCAGCTTTGCCTTTACTATATTTCTTGCCATTTGTGCATCTCCTTTCGATTCGGTACTATTTCCTCAAGTATATTGTAACACACTTACGGCAAAAAGTCCAGTCGACAGCGACAAAAATATTGACAAAGTATAGTATAGCTTTTTGTTGCTTTCTGCCAACTTTTACACGATTACAGCATTTTGGGCGGGAGTTCTTTTTTCTGCGGCTGATTTCAAGTGCGACACGGTGACGCACCTTTACTTTCAGGGCTACGGGAATTGATTATTTTATTAGTGTTCAAGTCCGTACTTGAATTTTGCTATCTCATAATTCAAGCAAAACCTATAATCTTCAGCAAGGTACTCATTATAAGTATCGCCATTTACATACCAATAATCGCCGTCCGTATCGACATACGGGAATATTGTAGTTATATCAACTAATTTTGCCGTTATCTTTCGCTGTCGTTCATAAACCGCGCCGAGCCGTTCTGACCTTTGCCTGCAGGAACGGGTATTTTGATTTTCGGCGTGACCGTTATTGTATCAGCCTTGTACTTGTTGCTCATTGCAACAAACACAACAAAGATAATCAGACCTATAAGCAGTGCTGTAAATATCATAAAGAGCTGCTGTTGCTTCTGATTGATTTGCAGACCTTCAAGGCAGGTGTTGAAGTCAAACAGTTGCAGAGAAACATTCTTGCAAACCCTTTCAAACGGTTTGAGGATATGCGGATGCTCAGGCACACCAGAACTCTCGGTATAGTCGAAGTCGAACCGACGGTATGGACAGCACTTGACGAGAAAGAAAAGAAAGAAATACTGAGAATTTGCGAGGAGAAGCTGGACGGGTATTTCAGAAGATTGGGATAGGCGATGTATAGTCGAAAGGAGCGCTCTTATGGCGAAAGCAAGTAATGGCAAAAACTTTTTTAACGAGATGACTCGTGTCCAGATGCCTGCACTTGTTCATCTGACAAGGCTCGGATATACATACTATGGTCGAATATTCGAGGATATGGCTGATGAGGTCTATGATCAGGATACAAATATATTGAAAGATATTTTTATATCTCAGTTCAAGAAGCTCACTTCTATGTGTTCCCCTGAGCGTCTGCTTTTCATTCTCAAATATGGAACGTGAAGTTGATGGCAAGATTGAGACTATCAATCAGAAGCATATTATGCGGTATCAGCAGATGTTCGCAGCCTTTGCTATCCGTGAAAAACTCTCCGAGGGTGTCAAATCGGGTGTCGTATGGCATACCCAGGGCAGCGGTAAAACAGCCTCCTAAAAATGAAATCCGCCCATTTTGAACAAGTCAAAACAGACGGATTTTGATGTAAGAATATGCTTTTAAGAGCATTAGGGCGCACTTATCCCACTGAATAAAATAATTATCCGGCGGATGTGCCATCGTCCAAAGCATATCCTCTTTTACAATATCATTATATGTTTTTTGAGGGTGAATGTGGTCACCGCAACGGCGACAAAAAGCGCCGGTCAAAATGACCGACGCTGAAAAATGATTATTGATTCAGTCGAACATAACACCGGGATTAATCTGTGCCGGAGAACGCCAAATAATACCGTGTTCAAACAGATATTCCGCTTTTAAGTTCCAATATTCCATACAGAAATCCATTGTTTTTTCTTTGTCTATTCGTTCCTCCACCTCGTCAATCACAGCAAGATATTCCTCCGTTTTCTCAACAGGATCGTTTTTGATGAATCCCAGTCGGTTTTCCTGCGCTGAGAGAAGCAATTCACGAATTCTTTCATCCGGCAGACTGCCGGACACGATTGCGACAAGGTCGGAGCAATCGTCAGGTTCATAATAATTTCTTGCTTTGACCGCCAAATAAAAACAGTTTTCAAACCCTTCCATGTCCTCAATGTCATATTCTCTGAGCTTCATAAGCTCTGTATGGGCTTGAAGCTGCAGTGTGTAAAATTTCACGGACATTCCCGCACGGCACATTTTGTCATAACATTCGGTAAGATACCAAAGCGTCGGAATGATCTCTTCCAGCGTTTCTATATCGCGATCACGGGGAGCAAGCGCAATTTGCGCCATTTCGGCAAGATAAGGGCTGTCTTTATAGGTGGGCGCTGCGTGGCTGTGCTCCTTATGGTCTTCAATAATGCCGTGAAGCTTTACGATTCTGTTTAATTCCTGCATGGAAATGGGCATAGTATACCTCCCGTTTATAGGTCTATTCTATCATAGTCTTGATAAATCCGATGATATTCTGGGCGGCGTTATAGCGACGCATACCTATACCAAAGGAAAATTCGTCAAGGCGCTCTTTTGAAAACGGAAATAGCAGCTTGACCGAGTAGTAAGGCTCGTCTGCTTTGTCCGCTATAATTTTCCGCAGTTCGTCCTCATCCCGCGCAATCAGTCCGTTTTTATAGAAATAGTTGATTTTGTTCGGCTCGCACTTAGGATACAGTTCCGTATCAAAGCGGTGATCGGCGGCAATGTCGGCATCGCACAGATTAAAATAATCATAAGCCGCTCCGCCGAAACGGGAATCCCAGGCTGCATCGGTATGGGCGGTTACACCTTTTATACGGGTGATGTTCCAGGAATGAGGCTCCCGCCGCCCGTTTTCGTGTAAAGCCTCTCCTACAACCACAATTGAGGCTATTCCAAGTCTGTCGCACAACAGTTTATATGCCTTGGCGAATCCTTCGCAGACGCACCGATCGTGGAGCAATGCACCGACCACCGAAAAGCAGTCGCTGTCAAATGGCTCCTCGGCCGTGTGAATGGTGTAAAGAAAATTATGCACCTTGAGCTGCTTTGCGAGAGGACTCATATCCGGCTTTATGCTGTTTTTTATAAATAACTCTATCCGATTTTCCACCTCTGCCCAAAGCTTCTCGGCCTCTTCTTTGGTATAGTCATACTGAAAAATAAGCTGAATGTACATGGGGGTCTGTTTGGTGATGACCCGACGGCGGTCGAGATAGAAAAAAACGGGATTGTCAAACAGCACGGCAGTCATGATCTTTTTGGTGTCTACCGTAAACGCTTTGCCCATACCGGCGTGAATTGATAACGCAGGCTCGAAGCGAAGGAGCGCTTCGCATATCCTGTCATATAAGTTTTTCTCACCGTCTGTCAAACGGGAATAATAAAATTTGGAGCCGTTATCGTTCATTACGCACCTCAATTCATGAATATCTGCTATTTTACAAGCGCCGCCTAATTCTGCCCAATAAAATCTGTATCGACAAGAATACCCACCGACATATCATCTCCGCTGCCTTTTTCGGAAAGAGTCGGCAAATACTCCTTTAATTGTGAAACGGCGGTTGCCTCATCCGTTTGGGCAAAAGATTTTAGTGCCAAGCGGTAAAAATCATATAATTTTTCATCTCCGGCAAAGCAATCATCGATTCCGTCACTGCCGATAAATACAGCGGCAGGCAGAGTTCGGCTGAAGCAATAGCGAAATTCCTTGGCGGCATTTTCGTCACACAGAGAGGTGGTGATATTCAAAAAGCATTCCTCATCCCACGGAATCGGCTGTGTAAATTCACCGTCTTTTGATATGGCAACGCATTTTCCGTCGCCGATCTGCAAACCAAGCCAGAAATTCTCGGCCAGCATAACGCCGATGAGGGTCGTGCCGTATGCCGATTGCAGGCGCTGTCCTGTTTCGTATCTTTTTCGCGCCTTTTCCGATACGTTGCTTAGTTCATCCTCGCCGAAGGATTGTTCCTTTATGTCACGTTCCACAAGCTCGTTCCAGCGGGCAATAATGCTTTTTATGAGCTGTTCTATGCGAATGGACTGCTGTTTTTGCGTGGCGGCTGCCGAAAGGACGCTTATGACATCGGGATCCTTCATACATTCGGTAAAGGCTTCCGCGGCAAAGCGGCTGCCCCTGTCCGAGCGAAAATAATCGGCTCCTCCGTGACCGTCGCATACGACGGAAATTCTGCGGTCGGGCAATTCGCAGCTTAAGGAAAAATCCTGACAGACGGTGCCGCTTTTTATGTGGGAAGCGCCGATCACCGTCATACCAAACGCCCGATAATCGGTTACCATTCCAGATCACCGTCGTCATCCGGCTCAGCGGCTTTCACCTCGTTTATTTTGTCGATCATTTCGTCCTGTTTGTTTGCGGCTTCGTCCACGCCGCCTTTACCGACGCCGCTGGACTTCGATCCGATCTGTGACGCCGTAACCGAAACAAAGCGTATCATTTTTGTGAGAGCCTCGGGCGTATGTACCGTAAGCACCGCTTCCTTGTTGCCTGTAAATTCGGCAAGTACGGCTTTATTGGCGTCCTCGCCGATGGCCACCGCAACCTTAATGGCCTTTTTAAACCAGTTGTTTTCCATCAGTTTTGACAGCTCGGAAGAGTATTCGTCGGTCGGTTCTCCGTCAGAAAGCAGAAATATTGCAGGGGCAAAGGAGCCTGCTACATCACTCATAAATGCCTTGCGGGACAGCTTTTCGTTAAGCTGTTTGCAGGCCGCGCCGAAGTCGGTCAATCCGTCGGCAGTGAGAAAGCTCCAGGTGAAGTCCTCCGCGTCCATTGGAGCAGGCGTAATCCATCTTGTGCCGCTTGAAAATTCCAGCACGGCGATTTTTATGGCTGCGTCGGCATTTTCGGCGGATATTTTGCGGATTTCGGGAATCACTTCTTCAATTGCAGAGTTAAGTGTCCCCATTTTTGCTCCGTCCATACTGCCTGATGCATCAACAATAAAGAAAAGGGTCATGGTTCTGCGGGAAACCTCCACCGCGCCTTCATATATATTTGCCATTTTAAAAGCCTCCTTATTCGACGGTCGCGATACAGTTCGGGAAATGAATCTGTTTTGTTTTTGTTGCGACCAGTACCTCGTTTTTGCCGATTGTTTTTACATTGCCGTCCTTGGTTTCGGCCTGCCAAGCCTCATCGCTGAGATTTCGAAGTCCCCATATCGCCGGATTTTTCGGATTGCGTATCACCTCGCCGGTGATTTCTCGAAAATCATCGCTGTCCCGGTCGGTGTGACAGCGGTAGAGCTTTATGCCGGGGAACAGGGCAACTTTATAGCGATTCTGCGACGATAACACAGGCGGTTTCGGAATTTTAAGGCCGCAATTTATGCACAGGCTGTCGCCCTCAAAATCGAGAAATGTTTCTCCGCCGCAGGGACATTTGACAATGCAGTCACGAAGCTGCGTAAAGACGATCTGCCAATCGTTATCCGTTTGGCGGGGTTTCTTTCCACTCATGGCTTCCTTAGAAAATGCGGTGATGAACTGCTCGCGAATGAATCTCGGATATACCGGCCAAAATCGTAGCACATTTGGATGGATACCATGCACCGGGCGGTTGGAGTCGTCGGCTTTATCATAAATGAATACCGGTTCTTTGCCGTAAAATTTCAGCTCCAATTCCTCTGTCAGGCAAGGGTGCTCCACCACACACTTCCCCTCCAGCGGGTGATCGAGAAACAAAAGGCGGAACAGCACAACCGCCAGAGAAAATCGGTCGCTCATGACATCTGGGCGCTTGATATTCCGCACCACCTCCGGCGCCATATACCGTGCTTTCCCGGCAATGCCGAGGCTCTCTCCGTAGGGTGCCACATTGTCGTTGTCGCAGATGAGCGCCTCGCCGGTCGTCGGATCAAGAAAGAAGTTTCCGTCGTTCAGATCCTGATAGGAAAAGCCTTTTCGGTGCAGCTCCCGAAAGCCGTTGGTGATATTCAGCGCCGCATTAGCCGCCGCCGACAGAGAGGAAAAATGCACCTTTGCCAGCAGAAAATCCGAAAACTCCCTGTAATTTGACGGGCGCAGCTTCATGACATAGCCAAAGCTGCCGTCCCTTTCCTTTGTCAGAAATTCCGGCCACAGAAACGCAGGTGAGGGCGCGCCCTGCCGGATATTGTTTTCAAGATTCTGATAAAAGCGGCGGGGATTTGGCAAGGTGCCTTTATGATACCATTTCAGCGCATATTCTTTTCCGCCGATACGCACACTGTATACCGTGCCTTGCCCGCCCTCGCCGAGTTTTGCAATCACCTCTGCCGACTGCCCGTTTTGCAGCGGGATCCTGCAGCCTTTTGTAAAATACCGTTCCATATATAAACTCCCTTTTATGAACGGTCAATGCCGAAGCGGATACCGTTAATGCGGTCCCTGCCCTCGCCGAAGAAGAAATAGGCGTAGCCGTCGATATTGTCGAGAAAGCCGGTGCTTTCTGCCAGCGGATCGAATTGCAGCAGCAGTTCCTCGTCCGTTTCATAGCCGGAGGACGGAACACCGAACAAACGGGTTCCGTCAAAATCTTCATCGGCAGGCTCAAAGCTCATGAGCCAATCTTCGTTCAAATTAGCAAACTGCACTTCTGCTTCGTTGAAATCATCCACAACGACATTCGGCTCGCCGTCATAATAATACGCCATCGCCTGATAGGGATACATCTCAATATCGAGGAAAAGATAAAGATAGCCCGTATGCGGCAGCTTGTTTTCCGTGTCAAGCTCTGCGATATCCGAAAGCCGTATCTGCCCAAAGAAGATAATGTCCTCGGAAAACATTTCCGGCCACCCATCGGGAAGTACCGGCGCACCGAAAAACTTACTGGTACAGGGGTCGTGATTTCCATCCGCCTTTTTTATTTTAATTCCGATCGCATTCATAGCCGTACCTCCTAAATCAGTTTAAATTCATAGAAATACCCGCCGTCAAAGGAGCGCGGCCGATAGGTTATTTCTTCACCCTTGTTTATTATCCATGTTTTGTTATATTTCGGATCGGCGCAGTGTACCGAAAGGCTGATACTGTTTTCTGTTACCTCGTCTACGATAAAATGCCGCTTGCCTTTTCCGAAATCGGGGATCTCCCCGACTTCACAGGGGAAACATAAATCGGCGGTAACTCTTTCACGGTAGCCTCCTGCCACTCGGTTGATTCCCCAAGCCGTTTCCTTGATTTTCAGTTTCATTTTATTTGCGCCTCCTTTAGTCCCGTCCCTCGCCGGAAAGCCACAGATAATGCGCCGCCTTTTTACCGTCCGGCTGAATGTGTAAAAGGCCTTCGGTGTATATCTCATACAGCCGTATCATAGCCGAGCGCACGCCCTGCTCAGCGGCTTCGGTGTAGAGCAGAAGTGCCGCGTCAATATCCCTGTCCGTGCCAAAGCCGTTTTCATACAAATGCGCCGTCTGATACATTGCCGAGCCGTCGCCCGCATCTGCCGCACGGGAAGCCCACAAAAACGCTTCACGGTCGTCACGGGTTTCGGGGTAGCCGAGATGATACGCCATACTCAGAGCGTTCATCGCGTCGGTATCGCCTGCTTCGGCGGCAAGACGATACCACGCCATCTGTTTTTTGTGTTGCTCCCTGATTTTTCTCTTTGGCTGTTTTTCGGAATATTCCAAATTCCGAAGCTGAGCCGCCTGCTGCCAAAACGGGATATCTGTGTCTGCAAGCTCCGAATCGGCAAGGGCGATAATCGCCTGAACACTTCCGCCGTCGGCGGCACGGCGAAGATACTGTCTTGCCAGTTCTTTATTGTAAAAGCCGCCGTTTTTGTCAAGATAAACCGCTGCCGCGCTCAGCAGAGCGTCAACCTGCCCCGCTTCAATGGCTTTGTTAAACCACCCGGCGGCACCGGTTTCATCATTTTCCTTTTTGCATAACTGTGCCATCTGCCAAAGTGCGTCAATGTTGCCTTTGTCGATCTGCTCGAGCAAAATTTTGCGGATCGGGCGGAGGTCAAAGCCGTCTGCAAGCCGCGCTTTTGCCTTTTCATCTCCGAGCCCTGCCACCTTTTCGCACATTTCCTTGGCTTCGGCGGCTTGCACCTCGTATACGCCGCTGTCGTGTAAATGACATAACGCAAAGCAGGCGCGGGCGTTGTCCTTCTTCGCCGCTGCACGCAGAAGCGTGAGGGCTTCCTGCAAATCCTTTGCGCAGCCGTACTGACCGTATACACGGGCAAGGGCTAAATCAACCATGGCGTCGGGATTACCCATATCGGCGGCTCGATTCAATGGTGCGAACACCTCGTTCCACTCGCCGCTTTCCATAAATGCAAGCGCCTTTTCATAACACCGGTTGCCTTCAATCGCCATTTTGCGGCGACATTCGTCTTCACGCTCCTGTACGCTCTTGCTTGTCGATACGCCCTCATAGCAGCGTACCGCCTCCGGCCAGTCCTCATATAATTCGGCAAGAAATCCCTTTCGTACCAGCACATCGAAGTTATATCCGTTAAAGCTCCCGGCGACGATCAGATGATGCAGTCCGCATTGCATTTCCGCGAGTTCGGGAACCGAAAAATAACAGCCTGCAAAGCTCGCGTCGGCTTCGTTTCCCAGCGGAAAATCGCCGTCGAACGATGCGTTTTCATCGTCCACGATCTTTGCCATTTCAATATAATACATATCATCGTGCGACGATGAGGGCGGCTCCGGCCTATTTCGCTCCGTAATGAGCTCACCGGCTTTTTCGGCACGTTTCGAGAGCCTTTGTGCCAAATCCTCCGCACCCGGAAACTCCGCCGCAATGGCAGCATATTCCTTTAGCCATTCCTGTATTTTTGCCGTGGGTTCTTCTCTGTGTTTTATTCCAAGCACCGTTTCGGGTTTCATATGCGCCCCTCCTTTACACCATAATGATAGCACATCATGTAGATCGTTTGGTCGCCGCCGCAGCGACATTTATTTGCCGTTTTTTACGGCTTCGATACGGGCGCGAAGCCACTCGGTTTCCTTGGAGTTTTTTGGCATTTCTGCTACTTTGTCGGCAAAAGCCTCCGCCTCTTGTACATCAGGCTCGTAACCCCAGCCGTATAAATGTGCCAAAGACAGATAAGGAGCAACGCAGCCATAATTTTTGTAATCCGGCTGTGCGTTCAAAGCGAATTCATTGACCTCACGGTTAAAATCCGGACGGCGGCGGAAAATCTCACCCATCAGTTTCATATCCTCGTTGATCATCTCTGGTGAATAATCAGAAAGCATATGTAACATAACAAAACCGAACACGCTGTCAAATACGCTACGGCCATATCTGGCTTTAAAAACTCCGCAAAGCATGCCTAAACAGAAATGAAGTTCTGTTCGTGCATTGTTTGTCTTTGATTTGCATACGCATTTGAATGCGGCCTTAAGTACCGCAGTCGGTACCATTCCGTCCATCAAAAGGTTAAGTGCTTCGTCATACGTCATTTTATTATACTTTCCAAACAATCCCATAATTCATTTTCCTTTCAGTCTGTATTTACTCTACGGTTTCATATTCCGAATAATTCGGTAATTTGCCCATAGAGGATTCATAGTATTGCACCTTATAGCTGAGTCTTTCTTCGCCGCTTTCATCAAGGACGTTGATGCGATTGCCGTCTCCGGAACAGCTGTGATACGGTTATATAAAGCTGTATAAATTCTTATTCGTTTCGCACAATTCCGATTAAATCCGTATCTTCTATACTTAAACTTCTTCTTTCAATACCGTTTGCCGCCCACGCTTTTAAAGCATAATTGCCGACAGGCATACCGTTTTCCCAGTCTGCAAGATATTTTTTTCCGTCTATTGCCGTATATATGCCCTTGCCATGATAAAGATTTTTCAGAAAGCCGCCTTTGTAACCGACAATTCCGTCGTCACAGATAAACAGTGCTTCGCCCTCACCGTTAAGATTTCCTTTTTCGTCAAAGTCGCCGTACAGTACAATATTATTGAAGAAAGACACTCCGTGTACAAGGGAACAGTTTTTAAACAGCCCCAGTTCATAGCCGCCGTTGGTATATCTCTCGCCGTAACCGACAGGACAATCTATAAGTCTGCCATTTATATACGCAGACCCCATCTGACCGTAATATCTCGTTGCGCCTTCATTTACTCTTTTGAATGAACTTTTATAACGAAAGACCTCTTTGTATGTCAGGTTTTCGTCATTTTTATATATTCCGGCGGATATACATCCGTCAGCGTAAATATAAATACCGAGACCCGTATACATATCATTAACCACACCGCCGTAATATGCATCTCCGTTTTTATATATGACGCTGAAAAGCCCGTTTGAAATACCTTTTCTCCATGAACCTCGTGTAATAGCGTTTGAATTTTTACGGATTCCAAAGCCGTCGTAGCAATCAAATCCGTCAAAGCTGCCCGCCCGGTCAAGGGCTTTCCGTATGGTCTGCCGTAGCCGTTGCTTGTCCGTTTCAAACTTCGTCTGCCGGGGCGTGATACCGTCCGCTATCATCGGGGCATTGGCTTTATCAAGGGCAAGCTGCCCTTTCTTCTGCGCCCAGTATTCACGCTCGGTCAC